CACTCAAGAAAGGCACCACTACTAGCATCGACATAATCATCATGATCACCTTCAGGAAACGCAGCCATTTCCTTCAAGTAATCCCGGACCCACGGACCATCTACTATGTCAACATTTCCGGCTTGCCATTGGGCAGACAAAGGTTCTGCTCTAGTAATCTTGGGTCCTGTTTCTCGTATAGATTTAACCTTATAACCTGCGAGGAAAGCGATGATAGATGCTGACTGATCTTTTCCAGCCTGTCCTGGATCTTGTGGCACGACTGTTGTAACTCGCCTATACTTGCTTCGATCCTGTGAAGCAGTAGCAGACAATATATCACGCACCACAGAAGCGTTACGCCGTATATTAATCCCATCAGCAATAACAAATCTGCCATTCTCTCTGCGACCCATTAACACTGATGCGGTAGCACTAGGCGATGGACTAACTTCACTGGGCTCTGTAGCTGCCAAATCCCAACGTCTAATCCAAACCTTTACATCGGTAGGTTCGGCTGGGATTATATTTATACAAGTCTGTGGGAAGTAAGAACCAGCTGTAGGTTTAATCTTCCAATTACCGTGTAACAGACGCTCGCGTTCTACTCTAGTCATCATCTCTAGATTAGCGCGGTAGTCTGGGTCTTGATTGTTTAGAATAACATTGTCTTCAAGAGTAGCAGGGATGAATGTAAATGATTTCGGCAGTGATCCAGGGAACTTACATAGTAACTCCTGGCGCGTATTTGCCCAAATCATTTTGTCGTCTGTTCTAATAAAATAACGTATGATGCCAGACCTATCGGGCAAAGGATAACCAGTATCTTGATCAATATACCAAGACACCAAATCAGCAACCCAAGAGTCAGCATCAGGATTACATGTCGCACGTATATACGGTCGAACACCACACATCGACCTATTGCGGGACAACATATACCAAAATTGCTGTTCAGTAAAATGGGTGAGTTCGTCGTATCCAATGAGCGGGATTTGTGATCCTTGCCAGTCATTTACATCGTGGTTATTGTGAAGATGGCTGAACGTTATAGTGGCGCCACTAGTAAACGTCCACATCTTATATGGGCTTTGTCTTGGAGTGCCGTCTATACGCTCGTATATTTGGAAACTGGTGTCGAACAAACCTCCTTCAGAAGTGATTTGAACAGCCTCGCGACGAAATATGACAGCGCCGAAGTCAGCATTATCAATATGACGACAAGGCTCAAGCAGTAGAGCATAAGTCTTACCACCTCCAGCGGCACCTCCATATATAGCTATGTCGGCAGCAGTAGACAAGAATTGTTCTTGTGGACCTGGTTGCGGTCTTAGATCAGAGTCAGTATCAAATCCATCATACATTATGCCGCCTCGCTATCAATAACTTTGACAGGAGTTGTTACGCGGCCATTGTCTGGAAGATATACTTTGACACGACTAGAACTTTGGTTCGCACTAGTCTCGTCATTAATGTATACTGTCTGGCGCGGCTTCCCATAAGCACGGTTCCAGATCATATCCCATATACGAAACTTGTCTGCTATTGCAGTCTCTGGGTCTGCTAAAGCCGCATCCATCTGTGCCATTACTACAGGGATGCGTTGTTTACAAGCTCGCATAGCTTCTGCGAGAGTGTAGATACGCTCTAGCTCTACATGAGGATCGAACCCATCAGGCATTTGGTTATGCAAAAGTAACGGTATCACCGCGTATATACGATTGCAATTTGGAAGTAAAGAGGAAAAACGATCGGCACGCGAAAAGTTTATCGTTCCTATGTCGTTCTCCTTTATTTAGTTTCGTTTCTAACGAAACTATCATCGTATATACGATGCGTATATACGCTAAGTTTCTATTCCGTTCTTGTCTGAATTAGCTCTGGTAGATTGAGGAACAAACAAATCCTTAAACCATTTGTATATATCATATTTGTCTTCTGTGAAGTGAACAAGTTGATCAATTCTAATTGCGTGTTTTGGAACACCTAACCATGTATTCCAATTACCACATCTCAATATTCCATACTTTGTTATGTTGTTATTATAGTCTACAAAGCCAAGAAACAAAAAGCAAAAGCCTCCTGATCTTTGCCATTTAGCTAACCAGGCTGCTTGATCGGCAGTTAGTTCAGAAACTTTAAATGTTGGAGAGCCTAATCTATACTCTATAATTTTGAGTTCAAACCAAATCATTCTAGAGTTATTGATTTGAACACCCTTGTCTGGCCATCCTCCAGTGCGGTTGGATGGGGTCCATATCTGATATTCCTTGAACAAATCATTAAACTCTTTTGCTAGGTCTTTCTCTAACATAAGTGGGTTCTCCTGGCGGCACTTCTATTTAGACATATTCGTTATCTTAACCGTATAACTTAACCTAACCTAAAATCCGTCCTTATAACGGTTTAGAGAAAAAAAAACCCCTTTTGTATTTTAGTTTTGATATAGTATAACAGTTAATCGGTTAATACGGTTAGCGAAATGATAAAATATAACGATTTCAGCGACTTACATATTCATTTCGCTAACCTAATTAACTACAAACTATTGTTTCCAATACCATACTTTGCGTATTTTACCATCAATCAATCTAGCTTTATTGTCGTGCCTACTAAAACCATATTTAACTAAAGCAGCACCAAATGCTCTCGCTTTCCTCATCAATTCTGGTTTCATCATATCCCAACTTACTTGAGCGTGAGTATAAATCAAATCTAAATATACACCGTTCTCTTTACATATCTCTAATTGATTCGCATCATTAAAGAAATCACAAACCAATTCGTATTCATCAGAAGAGAATGTAACATCACGTTTATCAGTTTGTTCCTTTTGCGCTTCAAATTCATCTCGATTAAGAAAACAACTTATTCCATTTCTATACATACGTATTGCTTGAGCTAATATCTGAGGAAATTCCTTTTCAAATCCTTCCAAATTCATAAATTGGTTTTGAGCTAATTCAGACTTTAGTATCATCGCGCGAGTATCGCCAGAAGCATCTCTCAAATATGTATTCTCATTTGTCGTCAATATAATAATGTTACGCTTAGCAAAATAGGATACATCATTAACTCTCATTCGTCTATATACTGAATGAGTTTCAGTAACAACTCTTTTGAATAGATTAATGGAGGCTTTATCTGTGCCTCCTAGTTCTGCGAATTCAACTACAGCCTTATCATATATATGTCTATAAAAGTCTGCAATGTCTTCTCTCGATGATAGTGCGTGACTTATATACCACTGATCAGGAACAAGCATTCTACAGAACCTAGTCTTTCCAATATTTTGTTCTCCCTCGATTACAAAATAATATCTCTGATGACATCCAGGCTCTAAACATCTTTGAACTAGAGACATCATTAATACACGAGCCCAAGTGCAACTCCATTGCTCTTGAGGCGCACCTAAATACTTGATAGCAAAACAATTATTAATACTGAAATGATCCACAGTATCATCATATTGATCTTCATAACTTAACATCCATTTCTTATAGAAATCAACATTATTATGCCTAGCTGTTTTCCACACAGCATCATCTAGAGCAGTAAAACTAATTTCTGCTGGATATACATATCTATTCAATACACATTTCAAATCAGTTTCCATGAAATCATTATATTTATAGTATTGAGTGCCATCATTAGGTAGCATTAATGGTCGATCAATTGTATCCCACATCATTTGAGTAAAGTAAGGATACGCAGTCATTTCGTCATGAACCATTTTAATACGTTTGGCCGCCAGAAGTATTTGATAATAATTGTCTGGCGTCGGTAACGGTCCAGATTTACTTACTGCTAGCTTAGAGAAATCAGCATTGCTAAATTCTTCAAGTTTTGATTTATGTTCTTTCTTCAATACATTATCAAGAAGATTATCAAGTGTTTTCTTAAAAGCAGTCTTGCCTCTAACCTTTAGAAATGAGTCTAGTATTCTGTCGTAATAGTTTTGATGTTCTTGTAAATCTTCTTTGTATAGCTCTACTAATAATAGTATGAATTCTGGATGTTCTTCAATCAAAAACTTTTCTTTAGCATCAACTGAGTCGCGTTCATTCAATTGTATAATAAGATCATCTAAATCAGAACTCGCTGTCATTGTTCCCCTCCATTTGTTGGTATCCGCGCTTCATTCCGTCAACTATAGTTTCCATATCCTTTCTTCTATCACCATGCCAATAATATCCAGCTGCACTATATAATTGTTGTTTAGTATCTTCATCATCTAATAAACCTTGACTACATAATTGCCCATATAATATTGCTTCTCTTAGTAACCAATTATGTCTAGTCTTAACCTCAATGTTCTCCATCTTCCTAACAGTAGCTGCTAGAAATGATTCTGCTTGTTTTGCTGTATATCGTTTCTCTGACCTTCCACGTTCACTATAATTCGGCGGCACATTAGTATGTTGAGCCTCACCAGAGATCCATGTCCACCATTTCTCACAAGGATCGCTACACCCTATAAATCTCGGGCGCGAGGTATAGATAGGCTGGACCGGCCCAAATAACGCTGTATCTACTATGCCTTTTGCACTACTAAAATGTTTCTTGAGAGCTAGACAACTCACACGCACTGAGTTCCATAAAAACAGCCTGATATGAATACCAGGCTTTCTCAAGTAACCAGCGCTAGGAATGGCAAAAGCCTCTACATTAGAGAGACCGAGCGCCAGGAGAACTTTGTTCGCATCAAGTTTCAAATCACCAGACGACACACCATATCCATCTATATCTAGTGCGAACCAATTTTGATCTTGTTCAATAACGGTAGCGTGCTCACCACTTTCTCTATCATCATACAGTAGTCGTCGTTGTTTTGGCTTGCTATCATCTACGCATACACCACGAATGACACAGCATTGTGGGCGCGCCAGGAGATACTTGATTAGTTCAAATAAATCCTGGAGATGTTGAACTGGTCTATTGAAAAAATTGTAGTATTTGACATTGTCGTAGGCAACTTCAGAGCTAGGATATACTGTTTTACAAAGTATAAGTTTGGTACTATATGATCGGCAAACGGTAATATTATTAGGCGCTATAAAATCATCTCTAGTGTTTTCGTCGGAACTACTATATATACTAGCTGACATCGCGTTTCCTCCCTCAAAGGATTGATGTCCGCTGCCTGGTAGTAACTCAATACTTTAGCCCAGTATTGCGCTACCAGGTAGCGTCTTTTCTTCAATCAGCGACGAATAGTAATAGTAGCGCGGATCGAGCCGCGCGTAAACTATATTCTTATAGTTGATGTTAAGAGCTAGACAGCATACCATAACTGCCGTTGACAAAGCCATATACTTATGGATGTTATGCACGATTGAATGGATGCATGAAAACAATGAAACAATATCAAACAACAATATAGAACGTATATTTGGGGAAGAAACAAAGAAACGTTTCAATTTCTATCGTGAGATAGCCATTGAGTTTAATGACTTGACGCCAGGAGGAATAATCCTTACGCCCAAAGGACAAAGGATCGTTCGCTCCTGGCGCCAGTGGTCAGAACGTATCTTTGATGTTTAGTCTATTTCTACATTATCTATACACTCCAATTCTATATTATCAACAAGACTTAAATCATTCTTATCTAACATCTCATTTAATTGTTTCTCGGCTAGACCATATATCATTTGTTCGATGTCCTCTTCAGTTTCATCCTTTACAACATCAGCATCAATTTCAACATTTACAACAGCAGTAAACGTTCCATTAATATCTACAACATACTTAGTCATCATCATTCTCCTCATCAAGATCAACGAACCAATTAGCAAATTCTGCTAACCAAATCTTATCTTGTTCATCAGCTTGATTTAGTATCACGTATTGTTTATCCTTCCAAGACCCATCGGCATTAACCATCTCGGCAATTGCATCGAATAGGTTTCTGATCATCTTCTCAGTCAGTTCCATTCTCGCTCTCCTTGGGTTGTACTGTGACAGTAATCAATTCTGGGAAGTCATTGAAGTCGCTCTTCCTCAAATACCATTTCATAACAATAGCATCAACATCGTCTAATGCATTTTGATCATTATTAGTTTGAGCATAAACTAGAAAGTTTCTAGTCTCCTTGACTAGTAACATTGTTATTTCCACTATATTTCCTTTACTACTGTTGGATTGAGGAACGTCCTGTAGGCGCACAGTAAATCTTCAACTTGATCCGCAGGTAATGAACGCAGTTCTGCGGGCCAGAAGTCTCTTGGAACTCTAATTGGCCATTTAATCTTGTGCTTATGTAATAGCTTCCAGCCGTCAAGAACGCCAGCGTGTAAATAGAGTTGTTCTGGTTCCAACTTGAGGTATGCTCCAATTCTCGTAGCCACATCATAATGAGTAACTGGGCCGATACCCCATATCAATAATGTCTCTAGATGATCGAACAATTCATCAAAATTAGTAAGCTTTGTTTCGTCTGTATCTGCAATGATTACATTAGCCCAAGTATTCAATACGTGATCTTGAACCTTACTTTGATGATTGTGCTTTTTGCCTTGTTCATTACGGCACTTGCAAGCTCGCCATACTGCCTCTTCAAAAGAGGAAGCTTTTATGCAGTAATCAACTACAGTATCACGATACTTCTTGGCATCACCATTAATGAATCTCATTTGCCAATCTTCAACAATAGCATCGAGACTTATCAATGGTCGTTTGGGAGGTAGGCCACCAAACAAACGATCTGGCCGCATGTTTCTCTCCAGTTCCTATATTATAGAGGATTATACTCATCTATAATATAGAATTTGCATCGTAATACTCCTGGCGCCCACAACTAGAACGCCAGGAGTTATTGTATTAGCGAGGATTGTTATTGACCGCCCAATACTTAGGATTGTCACTACCATCTTCCAGCTTCTCAGGCTGGTCCGCGTGATATAGACCAGTGAAGCCGTGTTCTAGGTCCCAAGACCAATGATTAAGTCCAGGGCCACGGAACTTCTCGCCAGTTCTCGCAGAGTAGCTCTCAGGAAAATCCTTGATACCCATATACTCACTATAGGTCATACCATCTTTGTATAGTTGCCAAGAAAAGTATCCCATAGTGCCAACAGGCCTGGGATTTTCAGAGATCATCTTCAGCTTAAGACCATCGTGATACTTAGTGGAGCGCCGGCCAGGAGCCTTAGCCTCACCTGCAACCTTAGGTTCCTTGGCTTTCTTCTCTTTTGGACTAGTCTTGAGTCCATAGAGATGCATACCAATTTCGGTCAACTTAAGGCCCACGATAGTTTTGGGTTCACCACCATATACTGGTGATGCAATCCCACGCTGGAAGATGTTACGTTCGCTCCCAACTTCAAAGAATGATGCCCGAATATTCTCAGGCACATGGTCGAGAGGAATTTCAACATCCGTTATACTGTCAGAGGTTTTCAGAATATCCAAACTAAGCAATACTCCAACAGCTTGCTTCTCCCGCTCAGTCAAACGACGCGGGCTGCTTACAGCCTTAGCACGCTTTACACGAGCTTCAGCCTCAGCATCAACTTGTGCCTTATGAGTAGCCTCATCCGTTACTTGGGACGCTGGATACTCTGCACCTTCCTTGGGGTGTTCCTCACCGATATCAACTGCGAAGTCTTCATTGGTGGTCTCTGGCGTTGTAAAATGCTCTGTAGCAGAGGCATCTTGGGCGCCAGGAGGAACCTGCGCATTGAAAGGCACACCTTGCACATTATGTTCACTCACTTTCGTGTTACTCCTATCACGTCTTGACTTTGCTCGCGACATTCTATGTTCCTTCATTCTATTGTCAAAGATCAATGTAGAGCGGCTTATGGCAGTTCCGATCCACCCCTAGAGCCTAGCCTAGATCGGTGCCCGCGTCTAGGGGTCATGTCAAGAAGATATGAAACAATAACAATTCCGGTATATACGAGTATCAGTATTGACTGAAGTATATACTTGATTGAAATGTGATCGTTACGTAACAATATAATATACGGCTGGACTAGACGTGGCCGCCGAAATCGGCTATACTAGGGAACGAATAGGGAACTAGCTTATTCGGCCTAGACGCGCCTACCCAAGATTGTCTGCTGCAAGAGAAATAACTATATAGTTGATGATTTTGGTGTTCTTTGTAATATGTGAATAAGGAGTGACTAAAATGGTAACACAACTTGAGGTTGTGTCCGATAACACTGGTGTGTTATTGTATGAGAAAATGTGTTCTGCAATAGTTGAATGTCACCGTGTCGATGAAGTAAAGGACATACGTGACAAAGCTATTGCTCTTGAAAAGTATAGTCAGCAAGCTAAAAACCACGAAAACGAACGTATGGCTCGCGAAATAAGATTGCGTGCTGAACGTAAGGCTGGTGAGTTATTGGCGAAATTGCCTAAAGCCAAAACCACCAATAGTCGTTACGAAGCCGCGCTAGATCGCTCGACGCGACTTAGCGCGGAGTCGAAACGAACAGCAATGGATCGTAACAAAATCCATAAGGATCAAGCTCATAAATGGGAGCGCATTGCTAGTATTCCTGAGGCTGAGTTTGAAGAGAAAGTCAAAGAGCCTAAAGCATCTACCAAAAACTTGTCTGACTACGCTAAAAGCAAGGCATCACCAGAGCCAGTCCATATCAATAGGCGCAAGCCCAATATTCCTCCCTCAAAAGAGGAATTGGACTCCAAGGCTCAAGTTGCTTTATTGGGTTCTTTATCTCTCATATCTAGAAGCTTGAAAAGAGCCACTTTGGGTATGCAAGGTAAAGATCAAGATTTAGCAGAATTGATGGAACGACAAGTTGAACTTCCATCAATGGTGATGAATGAGCTTCGGCTCATTAAACAATACATGGGGATACTTAGTGCCCTGTGTCCTTGTCCATTGAGAAAGAAAGGAGCACAAACCCAAAATACACAAATCACATCTTTACTTATCGGACATAACTGAAAGAGAATATGATGCCAAAGTATGTTCGCCTAACTCCCTGGAAGAATATAACAGATAAGTTGAAGCCTAGAGTGAATTCAAAGTCCACTCTAGAAAGATTCAAAGATGCTGCTATAGACGAACCAGGAGTGCTTCCAGAAGATTTTGGAAAATACGATCATCTTCCAATAGATTGGAAGCACTACAAAATAACCGATGATGCCAAGGAATTGAAATTGGCATTTACTAAATGGGTGAACTATCTCAGAAACTATCATGAGTTGGTTGTCATTACATCCACAACTAATACTGAAACGCGACTATACTTTGAGCCTCTCAAAGAGTATCAGCAAATGTTGATGCGTAATGATCCTGCAAAATACAAGACTAAGTTTGAGAGGCGAGCCGGTATAATTTCCAGAACATCGACCTACAACGCGGAAGATGCTCAGGAATTGGACGATGTAAGGAATGGTCTCATTAAGGCCATTGAGACTGAGGACAAAAAGCTTAAACTCAAGTATGGACGTAAGCAAGTCCAATAGGCTAATCAACTCCTGGCGCTTCGGCGCCAGGAGTATTTTTGGTCATCAAACGAGAACAAACAGAGAACTACCAGTCAGTAGCCTGCGTTACAGATTACCAAAAATTTAGCGTTCATGGCCCGTAAGTCATTGAAATCATTGGGCAGAACGTAACGGGAACAGGGGGAGAACAAACGCGAACGTGTTTCGGGCTGCATAACCCTAGCCTTCCAAGACTAGAACCACCCTAGCATGCATCCTAGGCCCAGGAAATGGCAGGTCTTTTCCTCCTGGCGCCAGGAGCGGTCCTTGAGACCGTCTAAATAAAAAGACTGAACCCCATAAGTTTGGGCTTTACTTCCAAGATGGGATAGGCTAGACTATCCCTAGATCGGTGGTCTAGAGGGCAGCCCGATCGGGGCCGTAACGAATTTCTGCTCGCGTTGTTTGACAGGAGAATAGGACATCTCGGAGGCTCGGAGGCGCCCGCGTAGGGCACCTCTAGAGCTTCCCTAGCGTCGCCTAGGCGCCTCCCCGTAGGGTAGGCCACTAGGCTAGGCGCTAGAGCCTAGGCGCCCATAGGAACCCACTAGGTTCCGCCAGGGTAGTCAGGGAAGCGATAAGGGCAGGTAATCGTCAAGATTGCCTGGCGCGCTAGACGAAAGCGCCAGCCCAGACCAGCTAGTTGGGTCGCGCCTAGGCCGATTTTTCCTTACATCCGCCATTCTTTGAAACGGTATATACGAAAGCATACGGGAAGCCACTAGAGCGGGCAGGATACGCGCCCCTAGGGCGGCAAGCCGGTATGTGAGTATGATATATAGTTAATCTGGTCTACATCGAGCGAATATGGATGCGTATATACTTTCCCATATACCGCTGGATGATCCGTTGTTCCTTTCTAGGGGCAGCGTGTATGTAGCCATTGGCGGGATTGTACACGTTGTTTAATGCGGCCGCGTCTATACATTCGTATATACGTGCTGGTGGGAAGCCCAGAAAACAAAACGCAGACCCAAACCTAGAAAGGCTACATATTATGCATAACCTCGACACCGTGAATGCTTCTGTTCTCGCAGCTATGGAGAATGGTTACGATTACAGCATTCTCATCGTTCGCAACCTGAAGACAGGTGGCAGGTTCATTTCGGTCCGTAGCGTAACGCCAAAAGCGTTTGTGACTGGCCTGAATGCCTGCTCTAAGGACGTCAATTTCGGCGCCTATCACTCCCCGATTTTGGAGTCCATTCGTAAGTATGGTGTGGATAACCACTCCATCACTCTTCATTCGTCTCATAAGACGCAGAAGCAGGCTCGCCAAACCAAAAAGGATTTGGTGGAGACTGAGGCGCTGAAGCCTACAGCCGCTCTTCTGAACTATAATCGACCGACTAAGAATATGGCCGACCATACTGACTTTGGCTTTTGGCTGTCGCCTGAGCAGATGGCTGAGAGGGCAAAGGCTAAGCGTGCCCGCGCAAAGGCCAAGGTTGTGGTCGCAGAGACCGCTACTACAGAGGCCACTGCGTAACTTGCATAGAGCGCCAGGAGAACAAATATAACTCCTGGCGCTCTAGCTTTAATGCGGCGTATATACGCGAGTATATACCGGGTTCCCAGTCCCTAACGCAGAGGAAAGCACAAGCTTAGAAAGGAATGGAACAATGGTGACTAAAGAACAGAAAGAGGCATGGCTTGATGCCCTTTGCAAGATCAAGAACGAAATTGGCAATGTTACTAATATCCATATGCATTCGCCAATTGAGGAAACATATTACCATCTTGATCAAGCTATCGGAATGCTGAGGGAAGTCAAGGCACCGCGCACTTTCGCTCGCAGGAGTAGAGTGTGATGGAATATAAACTCACAGAGTTCATCTGCGACTATCCAATTGAGAACCAAGGCAATTGGGGCTGGCGTGGATCGCTCGATGATGCGATCAGTCTTACCAGGATGACGTTCGATTTGTCGCCTGATAAGAACAATCCGCTCTATTATATCGTTGTGATGGAAAAGGATGAAGACAATTTTGTCGAGTATCTAATCCATCATAGCGGTGAGTATCGTGGAGCGGATGCGACTAGCTTCGCAGATGACTTGGTTAATTCATACTTAAAAGATGCAGGATAACAGCAAGGCTAACGGAAAGCGTATATACGATCGAATATACTAGCGTATATACGCTTTCCGCCAGCGTTCTGCTGGATTGACGTTATGACCACGCTTTACCCAATGGTCCCCAAATATGGGATTGGGCTCTTTTGAGAACAAAGTGTGGGAGTCAATTACGATCTAGAAAGGACAGGAACAATGGGATATGTGTTTTGTATGGGTTACTGTGTCTGCTGTCGTCAGCAGTTCAGTTTCAATCCAGTGCGAGTGCCATCAACACGTGCACTTACTGGTGAGAAAGAGCCTGTGTGCAGAAATTGTATGAACATAATCAACATCAAACGTGAAGAGCAAGGCATGGAGCCATTCGCTATTCACGATGATGCATATGAACCCTGTGACGAGTATGAGTTGTGATCAGTATAAATTGGGTTGCAGTGCTAGCCATAGGGTTACTTGCTCTTTGGTTAATTTGGAAGACATAACAGCAAGGCTAACGGAATGGGCGCCAGGAGAATACTTCTGGCCGCCTATTCCGCCAGCGATGTGCTGGGCTTAGAAAGGACAGGAACAATGGACGAATGTAATTGTGGGAGCAAGCTACATCGCACACCACATTATGATGCGCGACAAATCTTTCTTTGTTTCGCCTGCGAGGCTTGCTGGCCTAGCAAAGCTAAGATGTTTCGTGACGATGTCCACACGGACCCTAATTACTGGCACGATGAGCCGCTGGACGAAACATCATAACTCAATCGTTCCGTGGGCAGTACAATATTGGTTGGAGAACAATATGCCTGATACCTTCTCTGTTGTTCTATATCATCTGGACGGAGCCTATGAGTATACTGTAAAGAACGCAGATATGATGACTGCGTTACAGGCTGTATCTTATAGTCTCGCTAATGATGATATAGATCGTATCATTATAATGGATGATACGAACTTCACAGTATTTGCCTGTAATCGTGTGGACAATACTTGGACAACAAAAGAGCCTAATGCTGGCTATGAAGACTGTAGCAGCTAGACTGCGAGCTAAGAACGCGCTATACTATCGCTTACGGAATGGGCGCCGAGAGTAACATCTTGGTGGCCTATTCCGCCAGTGATAGTGCTGGAGCCTAGAAAGGACAGGAGCAATGGAAAATGTGGTTACCAAGTAACATAATTGCTGATGTTGATGCGGTAGCACGTATATACTACATCAATGTAGCTGAGACCAAGCGATGGAACGATCATCGAGGTAAGGATGAGTTGCGTATGCTGACCGGATGGTGTTGGACCTCTAAGCAGGGCGATAAGCATAAGTATGGCTTCAAAACTATAACTGTCGCTTATCGCGATGCTTGGTATACTCTAGTGCAAAAGAGTGAGACGCCAGTGGTGAGTCGCTTCAGGCTCATCAAAGGTAAGGTCGCGTAACATGGCAACAGCTAAAGTTAAGCCAGAGTATGCTCATATCGCTTCACTAATAAGAAGTGAAATGAGTAAGCGCGATATGACAGTAATGCAACTCAATGAATTGTTGGGCATAGATAGGCTTCGCACAACAGTATATCCTTGGTTGAAAGCTACAACAGCGCCAACAAAAGAGTTTCGCAAGAAACTATGCCAAATCTTTGGCGTTACAGAAACAATGCTAATGCCAAAGGAAGCAAAGTCGTTGGCACGTTCAACTGCAATCGTCAAGTATAGTCCTGGAAAGATTAGGCAAGTTCAATCTAAACCTGATCCTTTGTTCTTCAAGATATTGAACGACAATACGGCTCAGATACAATTCAATGCTACACTACCTATTGAACAAGCGAAGTCATTAATGCGTATGCTACTGGACTTTAACGTCAAGTAACAGGAGCAATAATGAGGAAGCCGCCACAGAAGAAACAACCTACGCTATCGGAAAGATTGAAGCGACTAGAGAAGATTGTAAAGAAACAAGATCAAAAGATCAAAGAATTAGAACTTGAAATAAAACGATTAGACTTGGATGAAATTACTCAAGTCAACGATAAGATGCATAGACCATCGGTATGAGTCTTGACGGAATGGGCGCCAGGAGAATAACCCTGGTAGCCTATTCCGCCAGCACTGATGCTGGGTCTAGAAAGGACGGAACAATGGAAGACAATATGGTGGTATTCACCCTCATCGTTGAAGATCCATCAGCGAAGCCATCCGATAAACTTCAACATAAACTAGAATTGGTGAACTTGAGGTGGGTTGACTCGCCTCCTGATGTTGTTGTAATGCCTGGTGGTCTAATGCTTACCAAAATAGGCATCCATCATAATTCTACCAATAAGGGAGTGAAGTATAAATACAAGATCGCTGATGTATCTTACTTGGTTGAAGGTAAACTGGAGCCCAAATATGCCTAAGGAAATGCAACGTGTCCATTTCAGATTATTGAATATGGATTGTTGTCATGTATTACTATGTTGGGTTAATCCAAGACTACCGATGTATTGTCCTGAATGTGGCAAGTTCTGTTATCCTGCAGTAAAAGGATGGATAACAGATATGAATGATGACAATGCCATATTGACTTATACAATACAAGAGCCCAAACCAGTCGGTCACGATGGAGAACAATAGCGATGAGGAAACCTAATCCAGAAAAGCTATTGATACGAAACATTTGTCATCACGCTTTATCTAATACTAAAGAGTTTCAGTTGCGAGATCAAAGGCTTGAAGTGTCTATTGTAAATGAACTAACTTTGCAAGTTAAAGTATACGGCAAAGGTAATCCATTACCTGCTTACTTTAATGTAACGGTGAAAGGATTAATGTATTTACCGCAATCTTGACGGAATGGGCCCAGGACATTTACTCCTGGCGCCTATTCCGCCAGCACTGCTGGGTATCTACGAGCGTATATACGCTCCGTATATACGGCCTAGAAAGGAATGGAAACAATGGAAAAGTATGTATGGGAGACCAATGCTAGTGATGTACATGTCACTAGCATTACTCCTGCGAAGTTTCGTGATCTAGCACTAGCGGGAATGTTAGGTTCAGGACCAGGAACTGAAATAGATCACATGCCATCTCCAAGAGAACTGGACACTATTGTAGATATGCTTTCCGAAGCAGTATCTGCAGGAAAGTTCTTTGATTTTGGTCACTGGCCTAATGAATTTATCAAGAAACAAAGTGCTAGAGCAAGTAAACTATATCTTGAAGGAGCATTAGGTCATCCGTTTACTACACCTTGGATATTCTTCCATACTTGGAGCGATCCAATAATAGATGAGAAGTTTGGCCAAGAAGCTTCTTGTTCTATATATCTGGTGCATCCGTATCCAATAGATGGAAAGGCTATTGCCTGCGACTTTGAGATTGTATCTATAGAGCCTTTCAAAGTAAAAGACATGATAATACTAGGTGTAGGCGACAGAGCAAGATTTATGGCTAATGTTGAATTGGAGCCAGGTAGAGCTTATGCTTGTAATGTAGCGCCAGTACAGTTTCGTTTCCCGCAACGTTTCTGGGATAGTTATGCTAAAGAAGTTGGTCTTGAGGAAGGCCCACGTGCTGCTATGGAAGCAGCAGCGGCCAATGTAATAGAGCCGTTTATGGTTGCTCTATTGCTACTCAATACTAGGGGCATACCTAAAGAAACAATACGAGCTAATGATAAACTTAACAAGGCTCGCCTCAAGAACAAGAAACCAATAATACCGCCCTATACAAAAGTGCGGAGTGAGGAATACATAACAACATTCCTCCGTTCTCCGCACGATAGACATACTAGTCAAGGTGGACATCACGCTAGTCCTGTTGCACATATAAGAATGGGACATTGGCGTCACTATAAGACTGGGGAAAGAACGTTCATAAATGATACTCTGGTGAAGGCTACTCCAGAGATGCGTGAACAGTTCAAGTCTACTAGAGCAGGTTACATAGTGCCTAAAGAATAGGAGCAATGGAATGACAGCTTATGATCAATGGAGGAAATTAGTTCCAGATAATCTCGCCAGGAGACAAGCAGCTTGGGAAAAATATAAAGCAATAGCAAGAGTGCGTGATTTAGGGATCACACTAAGAGAAATTGGTGAGAACCTAAATACAACGCATGAAGCTGTTAGACAAATGGAACTAAAAGGCAGAACTAAACAAATATCGCCAGTAACTAGATGGTTAGATGCTGGTTGTTATGAACTAGCAGAATTGTTATGTGAAAGGTATGGATATCAGATAAGAATAGACAATATAAAAGAAACCAAAGAGTAACGAAAAGCACCTCTTTACTTTCCCGCGCGAGCCGCTATACTCTCGTTTCGCCCGATGGTCGGGTGAGTGCTCGTGTATGTTCCTGGGGAGGTGGTTTCTGGCAGGAGGCCATCTCCCACTACTCAAAAGGAAAGGATATGTCAGACAGTATACAAAATATAGTTAAGTTAGCATCTGAAATGGTAAAGATTGAAAAGCAAATAGCATCGTTAGAAGATGAATTGAGAGTAAAGAAAGATCAACTAAAACAAATATCCTCTGTTGATCTTCCAATGTTAATGGCCGGTATCGGTCTCAATAAATTTGACCTATCTAGTGGCTTTACTATTGCAGTCAAGCCTGTTCTTACTTTGCAACGTCCACCACAAGATCGTATGGAGTTGGCTGATCAATGGCTAACTGAACATGGCCATGGAGGAATGGTCAAGACCATGATTGACATTTCATTAGGCAAAGGTAATCAGCGTCTACCAGAGATTAAAGAAACACTAGACAATTTACGCATAGAGTATATAGTCAAGAAAGATATACATTATCAAACTCTCAATGCCTGGGGAAAGGAAATGGAAAGGAACCATATGGTGATCCCTGAAGACATCTTCAATGTATTCCGCTACAATATCACTGTAATAGAGTAGGAGAGCAAAATGGCAAAGCGTGTAGTTCGTCAAGACAGTGCTTCTTCCGAGCAACTGCCTGTTCAACTTACTGCAGAAGAGGAAATGCTGGCCAAGTTGGCCGAGAAGAATACTAAGTTTGAACGTAATGAGCAAGTTGTTCCGCGCCTAAAGATACTACAGCCACTTAATCCTGAGGTTCAGGAGGGAGGTAATGCCTATATTGATGGTGCTAAGCCGGGCATGTTCTACAATACTGCGAGTAACAAATTGACTCCTGGCCAGGAGGGAATGATCATCGTCGTTATTGGGCATCAGAAACAGACTATTGAATGGGCTTCTAATAATCCTGGTAGTGGTCTTGTAAAGATTTGGGGCTCAGATGAAGGTTGGAAGGCTCTGTGCGAGCCTGCTCAGCGCGACGCTCTCAATCCTATTACTAGGGATCAACACTATATTGATAAGCAGAGGTCATTCCTCATTCTTGATATTGACCCTAAGACTGGTGATACTGACCCTAGCTTCTTCAACTTGAGAAGCACAGGTAATCGTGCAGCTAACCTCCTGGCGACGATGTTGACACAGACCAGGATCAAAATGAGTAATGGTCAAACCATTACTCCGCCGTTCTATTACTTCTCATACAAGTTGACGCTAGATTTGGTGAGGAATATGCAAGGACAGTCTTGGTGGTCTCCCAAGATTGTAAAGTATGTAAACAAAGATAATATGCATGTAAGAACACAAGACCTACCGAAAGGCAATGATATCTTTAAGCAGGCTATACTGCTGCAAGAACATTTCCTGGAAGGTAGTGTACAACAGGATAATTGGGAACAGCCTCAAGATGATCTTGCTGGTGACAAAATCCCGTCATTCTAATTGATTAGGGGTTCCAGGGGTGTGCCTCCACATGACGGGCGCGCATGGCGACATGACCATTCTCCCTAAGCAATAGTGCCCCCTTCCATGGTTATTCAACATTATTGCGGTGGGTAAACTGCCCTGGGTAATGATAATAGGTTAAGAATGGTCGCGCCCACTTAACATAGGAGAGTAAAATGAACAATACTTATATTCCGCTCAATCTTGCAAAAGAACTATTGGATAGGCTTGATAGATTTGAAGCTAGACTAGATACAATGGCGAAACAAATTGATACTATATATCATGATGATTATGAAGAAACATCGAATGTGCATGAAGTTCCAGATGAAGAATTGTCAATGGAAGAAAGGATCAAGAAATATGGACAAAAGGTTCCATATAATCTAATCCAAGACCCTATTGAAGTAATGAAGTTCAAAGATTTTCTTTATGAAGCCAAAAAGAAAGGTAGTCAGTTCAGTCAAATTGAACGTGATCTACTCGACATAGCCGACAAAAACTTTGATGATATTAGACTATCAAGTAAACATCTAAATGTATTGAAAGCAATACATCAGAAACTATATGGAAAGATGTGGCCTTACAAATACTTGCAAGGTTACATGTACAAGATGGAAGGCTATCAGCCGGAGTGGGAATGGTTTGAATCCAGGAGTTGAATAATGATAATCATCGGCGCAGGCTTAGCAGGTCTCCTGGCCGCGAGGAGAATGTCCAATTGGAAGCCTATAGTATATGAACGACAAAAGGACTTACCTAATAATCATAGCGCATTATTGCGCTTTCGGTCATCTATAGTAGGAGACGCAATTGGAGTTCCCTTCAAACAAGTAACTGTTTATAAGGGTGTTTTACTTGAAAACGAAACAATTACAAATTCTCCAACCATCCGCGAATATAATGCTTATTCTATCAAATCAACTGGTAGAGTTTCCAGCCGATCTATTACCAATACTGACAATGTTTCACGCTACATTGCACCCAGCGACTTGGTCACGACATGTAGCATTGGAACCAATATACAATACGAGCGTGATGCTGAGAGTTTACTTAGGGGAACCGACATTAAACAACCTATCATCTCCACAATCCCCATGCCTGATTTGATGCGTATACTTGATTATCCAAATCGACATGAATTCCAAACTAGAAAGATATGGACTATCAATTGTGATCTTATAGGAGTAAATGTATATCAAACGCTCTATGTTCCATATGGAGAACATGAACCTTATAGAGTTAGCATTACTGGTAATAGGATGACTATGGAATTTAGCAATGTTCCGACTGGTCATCAATTTATTGAAAAGTATATTGACATTTTATTTGGACAAGGTAACAAGTATATTAATGTTCTTCATAAAGAACAAGATTATGGCAAGATAGTCCCAATAGACGATTATGAGCGCCAGAAGTTTATACTTTGGGCGACTGATCAGTTCAATGTATATTCATTAGGACGATACGCTACTTGGCGGCAGATACTATTAGATGATGTAATGAAAGATATAGATATCATCAGTAGGTTCATAAGTCAAAGACAAGTAAGACAAGGACACTACCAATACTTCCCAGCATAGGAGTAGAACCATGAGAATACTTATAGTAGTTTCCGAAACTAAAGATGATAGAACATTTCAATCTACCAAAATTATTACAATGACTGAATGGAGAGCTTACCGATTTCCAGGTGAGATTGCTGAAAAAACCATCAATATTGCCATAACTGAAGTAGAACAGGAGATGAACAATGCCTAAGGTTACTCTCATATCCTATACGCAAGATGCCGTTGAATTGCTTATCTTTACAAAGAACACTAGACTGCGAATGGCTCCTGCTGGTTTAGAAGAAATCAAAGCTTGGCCACGAGAAAAGAAAATGGCCGAGTTGAAGTATATGTCAACAACCATACCTAGCAGTTGGGAGTTTTGTGATATAACTTTTGTTATTGAAGGAGTATCACGAGCTTTTACTCATCAGCTTGTTCGCACTAGAACTGCGAGCTATGCTCAACAGGCTATGCGTATAGTTAATATGACCGGATTTGAATATCATTCCGGTCCATCATTTAAGTACAATACTCCTGCCCAAGAGCGATATGGAGAGGCAATGTATGATATTTCAGAGGCATATCGTGAACTAATTGAGATGGGTGTAAAGCCTGAAGATGCTCGTGGAGTATTGCCGACAGATATTCTAACTAACATTTGTATGAAGATCAATTTGCGTAACTTCTCTGATCTAGTCAAGAAGCGTATGACTCCAAGAGTTCAAGATGAATACGCTGAAGTATTAAAGCAAATGGTTGAAGCTGTATTGAAAGTATGGCCTTGGTCTCTAATGTTTATTATGCCTCGCAATAGTGAAGCTCATCAAGAGTTAGCTCAGTATCTAAAGGGACAACTAGACAAAGAGGTTAAAGAAACAGGTAAGTCTCAAAATGAAACTGCAGCTTGGGCAGCAATGAAGTATCTCGACATAATCCGCCAGGAGTAATAGAAATGATCCCAAAAGGTTTTACTCCAGAGGAATGGGCAATAGTAGAAAGATTTGCTAAAAGTCAACAACAGGATAATGATATGCTCACAGATACTGATACCAATGGTTTCATCGTTACTGTCGATACATACTACAAAATGGGTCTCATGATAGAGAACCTAGTATCATTTTGTCACGGCGCTGCTAAGGCAAATAACTGGTGGGATAAGGAACGCAATGTAGGAGAATTACTATGCCTTATACATAGCGAGATCAGCGAGGCAATGGAAGGTCATCGCAAAGATGCAAAGGACCAACATCTAACTGAACAAGCATCAATGACAGTAGAATTGGCCGACGCTCTTATACGCATATTTGATTTGGCAGGAGGATTACGACTCAATCTTGGAACTTGTTTTGCTGAGAAGTTCTGCTATAATCAGATGAGAGCGGATCACAAAATAGAAAATCGTATGGCGCCAGAAGGGAAGAAATACTAATGAAACCAGCAGAACAACTAATAGAACTAGCAAAACTATATGAAGAAAGAAACAAAGAGTATGGAGACAGCTATAAAGAAGCAGGAGCAATACTTCAAGCATTATTCCCCAATGGAATAGAATTAGAAACAAAACATCGTTTCAATAAGTTCTGTATTATAGTCCATATAGTAACAAAACTATCACGATATTGTAACAATTTTTATATAGAAGCAAGTCCAGATCATCTTGAAGATATAGCAGTATATGCAACTATGTTACTTGAATTGGATGGAGAAAAAGAATGCCCATAATCTTTATGGATATAGAAACAACATCGCTCCTGGCAATTGAGGCTGCTGACCTAGCTCAACAACCGTACATGGTAGAAGTCTCTTGTGTAAAGACCAATTATAATCTAGACATCATAGCAATTCTCACTACATTAGTTAAGCCACCAATACGAATACCATTTGAGGTAGTTAACATACATGGTATTACTGATGAAGAGGTAGCGAACCAAAAGCCATTTGCAGGACACTATAGACAACTAGCCAATTTCTTCCTTGATGTATCTATACTTGTCGGACATAATCTACAGTTTGATAAGCATGTATTAGAATATGAACTCAAGCGTATAAACAAAGTAACAAACTTCCCGTGGCCTCCTAATAATGTATGTACTGTCGAGGAGATTATGAAAGTCAAAGGACATCGCATGTCTCTCAGTAATTTATACTTTGAATTATTTGGAGCTACATTTGAAGAGGCTCATAGAGCAGAAGCTGATACCAAAGCATTAGTTCGCGTCTACAAAGAAATGGTTAATCGTCAATGGACAGAAGGACCATCGGCATGATGAAACCTATGTCAATGATAGATGCAGCGAACAAGCGCCAGGAGGAATTTGAGAACCGTAGGAGAACAAGATTATTAGGACTAGCAATAGATCAGTCTTTACAAGGCGTCAAGAATATCATAACATACACCGACCCTAAGTTCTGGCATGAAGATCATAAAGACAGATGCATACGAGTAAAAGAATTCAGTATAAATGTGTTACAAGACCTAATGAAAATTGAACGACAGCTATTAGAACTAGCAGATATCTATGTTTCCATGATACCAGTAAACCAGGAGCTAAGGAGTTTTGTAAGTGAGGACCCAACTCAAGATAAGAACTGAGTTCTCATTTGGGTGGGCCTACGGGCCCATTCCCAAAGTCATAAATAGACTACAAGAACTAGGTTGCCAAGCAGCGGCCATTACTGATAAGAACTCAACATTCGGCCATGTACAATGGTCTAAGCAATGTACAGCCGCCGGCATTAAGCCATTATTCGGGATCGAAATGGCTTTTGTCAGAGATATAAATGTTCGTGAAAAGCGACAAAACATATTTTGGATATCACTGATAGCCAAGACTAATTCAGGACTCAAAGAACTATACTCAGCTGTAGAGGAAGCATCAGAGAATACTTACAATGCAATATTACGTTTACCTTTCATAAGACTTAATGGTTTCAGTAAAGATGTCATTATACTCTCAGGTAACTCAGGTCTAGGACAGGGCGTTAAGATCGGGCCACGCGTATATAGGGAGGGACATCCTTCTACATTAGGTATGCTGCTAAAGGATGGAAAGATTGTTGCAGTATCTGACAATTATATGATCAGTGCAGAGGATCGTTCTATCTATCAAATATTGGCCAGGAAGTTTCGCAATGACCGACCATCCCCTATGTATATTATGGATGAATGGAGTTTGCGTAATGAAATGGAAATAGATGATCAAGCTTTTCTCCTGGCGGACAAGCTAGCGGAAGAATGTGATGCCACTATACAAACTGCAACTAATATCAAATATAAGTCTGATATATCATTACTAGATATGTGTCTCTTGGGCGCCAGGAGCCGTGGACTAGAGTTAAATCAAGTATACAAAGACAGACTAGACTATGAACTTAAACTTATCAGCGACAAAGGATATGATGATTACTTCTATGTCATAACAGACATGGTGCGATATGCTAAACAACACATGTTGGTCGGACCGGCTCGCGGCTCTAGTTGTGGTAGTCTCGTGTGTTACTTACTTGGCATTACTGATATTGATCCTCTCCCTCATGGTCTTATCTTTGAAAGGTTTATTGATGTTACTAGATATGATCTACCGGATATTGACATAGACTTTCAAGACAATAAAAGAGAAATGGTCTTTGAGTATATACAAGATAAGTATGGCAGTGAGAACGTTGCGCGATTGGGAACCATACTAAGATATAAGCCCAAGTCAGCTATTGGAGAGGCAGCCAAAGCATTAAGGATACCTGACAATGATACTATTGCACTAAAGGACTCAATGCTCAAGAGGTCCAGTGGAGACTCAAGAGCAGGATTATGTATTCTTGATACGTTCAAGGAACTAGAGATTGGACAAAGATTTATTGAACAGTATCCTGCTATGGTTATTGCAGGAGAACTAGAGAACCATGCACATACTACTGGTAAGCACGCGGCCGGTGTCATTATAACTAATGAGCCTCTTATCAATTATGTAGCTAAGGATGTAAAGACTAACACAGTTCACATAGACAAATACGATGCCGAACTAATCAATTTGATGAAGATAGATGCGCTAGGTCTCAAGACATTAACTATAATTGCTGATTGTCTAGAGGCTATAGGTTGGAAGTATAGTGATCTACTAAATCATCCTTTAGATGATGACAAAGCTTTTGAAGTATTGCGTAAGTTTCAGTTCTGCGGTATCTTCCAGTTTGAAGGTCAAGCTTTGCAGACCCTAGCCAGGAGACTGACTGTAGATCGTTTCGATGACATAGCTTGTCTTACTGCTCTTGCTCGACCAGGGCCATTCGCTTCTGGCGCCAGTAACGAGTGGGTCCAACGACGAATGGGCAAACAAGAAGCCCAATACATCCATCCATCTATGGAACGTTATACTAAGGACACGTATGGAGTTATAGTTTATCAAGAACAAGTTATGAATTGCGTTCGTGAGATTGGTTTGTTATCATGGGAAGATACCTCCACATTACGCAAAGCTATGTCTAAGTCTTTTGGTATTGAATACTTTGATCGTTTCTGGCAGAGGTTTAGAACTGGTGCGATGTCACAGGGCATCGATGAGGCTACGGCCAGGAGGATATGGGATAGTGTCAATAAAATGGGGTCTTGGGCTTTCAATAAGTCTCATGCTGTGGCTTATGGTATGCTATCTTATTTTTGTTGTATACTCAAGGCTCACTATCCTATTGAGTTTGCATTAGCCAATATTAGAAACTTATCATTTGAAGAACCTATCAAACGTTACTTGCGCGAATTGGATCGTGCTGGTTATCCATTTGTTACTTATGATCTAGACAAGAGCGATGTTACTTGGAGCTATGCAGATGGATCGTTCCTAGGCGGTCTTGTAAATATAAAGGGCATTGGTTTCCGTAAGGCTCAAGATATACTCCTGGCGCGCGCTGCGAGAGTTCCATATAAATGGCCGAAAGAAATAACAACTCCATTTGATAACATATTTGAAGGCAGGAAACGTTTTGCTGAAGTAATTTCGGACCCAAAGAAGTATAATATCATTCATGTACCTCGCAAAGACCTAATTGACCTATCTGATAACTATGAGGGTCCAATTACATTAATGGCAAAGATTGTGCATCGAAACGAAAGATCACTTAATGAAACTATGTTCTTAGTGCAGCGTAACAATGTAGTTGTTCCGATGGATAAATGGCTAAACTTACTGATTGAGGATGATACTGCCACTGCCTATGCAACTATATCAAGGTTCAAGTATCCATCATTAGGTTTGCAAATACTTAATGATCATAGTATTGGCGATTGGTTTATATTCGGTGGTATGGCAAGATCAGGCAGGCGAGTATACATCGACCGATTTAGGTTCCTAGGGTCCGCGAGCTAGGGCTTATAGGCTAACGGCGCTAATGTCGAGAGACTATAGGCCGTAAAATAGTAGTAGACGCGCGCTAGTAAGGAGGCTAGTATTTTACGGCTGTAGGAGTAAAAACAAATGAGAATAGGAGAATGTGAATATTGTTATAAGTTCTTTAAGATGAAGGGAACTACTAATGCAAAGTATTGTTGCACTAATCATAGAGTGTTAGCTCATTATTATAAAAACAAGACTAAAAGAGAAGAACAGAAACGAGATAAGATATGGCCAAAGGTTCCAGAATATGATCCCCAGAATAAGCCTGGTATTACTAGAGCTAAAGATGGTAGCTGGGCATATCGTCATGGCGTAATAGATGACTATACAACATATAACAAAGGTAAAAAATAATGCTAACTGACACCGAAACAAAGATGATGAGACTAGCTCTTGATCCTGGAGCTAAGGTTGGCGAGATCCAGAACGCTGCAGTAATGTTCTTTAACTCATTGCGCAAGCGTGGTATAACTTTCGACATTCTAAATGGTAAACCTCAATCACAACCGCAACAACAAAAACAACAACATAGACCTAAAATTATGCCCTTTGGTAAACATAGAGGTATGGAGTTTGATGACATAGACCCAAGCTATCTAAGATGGGTTCACAATAAATGGTTCCCACAACTAGATGACGAGGGCAAATCAACTTGGAACTTCTTGATGAGAGACATCGAGGATTACTTTGAATTGACAGGAGAACATCTATAATGGATAACTATAGTCGCAAGATCATAACACATAATGTTAGGAAAGGACCAGATAAATACAAAGGAGTATTAATGTCTATAAACAGCCATGGAAGCTCGCAAGTCCTAAACATTTTCATTCCAAGAAATATTTGTTTACAATTCATAAAGAATGAGAATGATAAAGCAAGATTTCATGTAGCAGAAGGATTAGGTAATGAAGCTTGTTTATATTTGATACCTGATCCTGGTGGTTTAATTGCCAATATAACTAATGTTGGTAAACAAATTATACATTTGAATTTAGGATACTTGGAAGCATATAAGGTTCTTTGGCCAGAACCAAATGTCAATATGATTAGAGCGACACAAGTGAGATTTGAAATAATGAATAATGAAATCAAAGTCTATTGTCCATCTTGGCTAGTAAAGGTGAACCCATGAGTCCGCCACTCTATAAACATCAAGAAGAAGCTATACAAGAAGCAAACTATAGAACGGGCTTTGCATACTTCATGGAGATGGGTGTAGGCAAGAGTGCAATTATAGTTCACGAGGTAGTCAATCTGATAGAGCGCCAGGAGATCAATTGCGTCGTCATTATAGCGCCCAATAATGTTCATATAAATTGGAAGGCAGAGTTTCTTAAACATGGGCCTCCCAACTATGACAAATGGGGAATACAAGTATGGCGTTCCGGTATGTCTATAGAAAAGAAAGAGGCAGAGACTAAAGCTATATTGGAATCAGGTAAAGTACTTGTATTCCTAATGAACATTGAAGCTTTGTCTTCTGAAGGAGGCAAGAACTACCTCAAGCGAATACTCCTGGCGCGGCGCATGACCTATATGGCAATAGATGAAAGTCATAAGATCAAAAATCCTACTGCTCAAAGAACAAAAGCAATAATAGAGTTAGCCAATTTTACCAAGATACGTCGCATAGCTACAGGAACAGAAGCAGAGGAAGGTATACAAGGTCTATACTCTCAATTTAGGTTCCTTGATATAAACATTATTGGATTACGTTCCTATACTGCTTTCAAGAGTATGTATTGTATAGAGGATCAAAGACAAATCAAGAGTGGGCAAATCTTTAGACAAATTGTTGGATATCGTAATGAGGAAATGTTAGCTTCCAGGATCGCTCCATTTGCGTATCAGAAGCGCAAGAAAGATTGTCTAGATTTACCTGATAAAGTCTATGTCACTAATGAAATAGATATGACAAAGGAACAAGCTCATATCTATAACAAACTACAACAAGAACTATTATATGAACTAAAGACTGGTCAACTAGTCGATGCAACTATGGCAATAACAAAGATGATACGGTTACAACAAGTATTATGCGGTCATGTCAATACTAGCGATGATCCTAAAGCCACAGAGATCATACCGTCCAATAGAGCTAGCCTAGTTGCAGAGATAGTTGAGAATGCTTCTAGTAAGGTAATTATATTCTGTCGCTTTATAATGGACGTTAACCTAATTATTTCAGAGCTAGCTACAAAACGCATCCGGGCAGTAGGGGTATCGTCTCGGATCGAAGGCTCTCAGAGACTCACTGAAATAGAACGCTGGCGCCAAGAACCAGAATGTAAAGCATTGGTTATTACTGTTGCTTCTGGCGGCACAGGGCTTACATTGAACGAAGCCTCAACTACAATATTCTATAGTAATGTATGGTCATCTACTGACAGGATACAAGCTGAGGATCGCAACCATCGTATCGGCCAGGAGAACAAAGTAACATATCATGACATTATAGTTCCAAGAACTATAGATCATCGGTTATTGTTAGCGTTGAAGTCGAAACAAATGAAGTCACAATATTTCCGTAGCATAATTGATATACAAAGGTTCTTGACAGAAGATATTTGATTGGGTAACGTAATCGTTACTTTACTCTATATATCTTTTCCTCTATAAGTATATTTGCACTTCCCGGTGCGCCCGCGTCCAGAGAGCGTTTACTTCTGCTAAACGAAGTTCCTGGCCGGAGTATGATTGCGCACCGGGAAGTTCAATATCATACTTAGGGCGCACCGGGTTTTGCTTAGTCAATAACATAGTATTGATCACCATCATTTACAGCAGTAGACTTCCCATTGCGGAACCATATTGTTCTTATTGATACTGGATGACCTTGCCATTGATCATAAACTATAAGACCATCAGGAGTTTGACCTAAATATACGGCACAATGACTAGTACCGTCAGTTCTGTTCTCATATTGACCATCATCGGAAAATGTAGCTATACAAGTTCCCGTAGGTATAATGGCACTCTTTACTTTCATACCTGCTTTCCATTCAGAGGTATGAGGAACCTTACCCGCAACTTGCAAGAAACGAACACAGTGTCCGTTGTCTATAACTTTGTCTTCATGCTGTTGTGGATCTTCAACTATATAGCTCATGTGTTACCTCCTGGCGGTTTACGTGCTGCTATCAGAACTGCTATGGCAGTAATCAATTCCAACGTCACTTGACCTATGTTAACTGGTCTCGTGCATAATGTTTCTGCCTTCATAACACAACCAGCAAATATGAGTAGATTTGTTAGTGCTACTAAACATATTAGGGCGGCAATAAGTATAAATGCACCTTTGAGCGGGTCGAATGGCTCCACACATTATGCTTCCTTATTTGGCCGAATTGGAGGCAATGGTCCTGGATTTTGATTTGGTCCTAACGCAGCATCTACTTTCGCAGATAATTGTTTTATTGCATTAACGCAAGCATATACTACCACGTTCAAATCAACTGCCAATATATTAACCGCATTAGTTCCATTGTCCTCATACTTTTCATCTGAGTTAGGATCAGTCATAATCTTAGTGGTAGTGTCCATCTTCAAAGTAACTATAGCTTCAGGCAATACAGTTCTAACTTGTTGCGCAGTTACTCCATAATGAGTAACCCCTTTCTCTTTAATAAAGTCCTCACGATATTGAAAGGATACCGTTTCAATACCCAATATTGTATCTAAGTCAGGAGTCCAAGGGTGAACATTAGTTTTAATAGTTGCATCTGATAAACCAGGATATCCTGCTGCCGCACAATTTCCATGTTGTGCAGTTTGACCATAAATATCACAAGACCAAGCGCCGCCACCAGTGGGATATATTTGAGTATTATAACTCATAATACTTCCCCAACCTTGAACACCTAGTTGCTGGAAAGCATTGCCTGAGCCATCAGAATAAAATCTAAATGCAGCGCCAGGAGTAGTGCCGAAACAGCCAGCTAACGAACTGTCTCGCCAGTCTATTGCTTGACTGCAATTCAAATTTTGTTTTATCCACAAACGTCCACCAGCATTCATCTCCATATTTTGAGAGTTATTCTCAACCCATCTCCAGGCCCCATCACTTGACCGACCACTATAATATGCATAGTTGTAAGCAACATAAGTGATGCCACTACCCACCATCATACTGCCATTAGCATTTATATCACCAGAAGCAGTAACAGTCCCACCAGCATTTACATTGCCAGTAGAAGTTATATATCCTCCTTGAACAGTTCCAGCAGCAACAAGATTTCTATTAGCAGTAATATCAGTAGCACACCAAAGACTACCGCCAGCCAATTGCATAAGAGTTATGACGCCACCGCCAATATTACCAGCCCATATACGATTACCAGATGACTCTTGATATTGTTCATACCATTCAGTAGAATGATATGAAGTTTGATATCCACCACCTCTTGACATAGTCCACGGCGAACCACCACCACCAATATGAAGAACTGTGCCGACATAAACATCAGTGCCTGATATTAAATATGTTGCTGCGTTAACATTTCCAGTAGCAACAACATTACCGCCAGCAGATACATGAGAGGCAGCATTAACAGTGCCTCTAGCAGTAATAATACCAGCAGTTATATCCCCACTAAATGTTCCGCCACTATGCCAACCTAATTGTCCACGTGCATAGATATAAGCATCATTGGGAGCTTCAAATATAAATTTGATAGCTTCCCATAATGTTAGAAGATCACCCTCAACCGGAACCAAATTAGCTTTAGTTATTACTGTAGAGATTTGACCAAATAGCCAATTGTCTTTCTTATCCCACCATTGGTGGACACTATTAAATTGTTCAACTGTTGGTGGGGCCTGTCCAATATACTCCCAACCAACATTTGCTTGTGCAGGAGTTGGATCGTCAAGAGGACCAGTATCTGCCCAGCTTTGATTGAAACGGTCCCACCAAGTTGACATATTAGTTGTTTCCTCCTGGCGCGCGGGCCTCACCGTTATTCCGCTGCGGAACTTGTGGTTGGCCAGGTTGTTGCATCTGTGGAATTAGTTGTTGCTGTAGAGTTTGTATTAGTGGTGCCACCCTCTTGAAAGGATAGTCTGCTATCATATCAAGTATCTTAATCCAATCATCTTGTGGCAAACTAACAGTAATATCAGGCATTCTTCTTCTCCTTGGTTGGTAGTCAGTGCCGTCAAACACGAGCTTCTAGTCCAACGATACGAGCGTGCAATGTCTTTACAGCATTGACTAAGGCATAGGACACAGCAGTAATGTCTACGATCCGTAGATCATCTACTAGTTTATCATCAATTATAGCAGGCATCTTTTTGATTGTTTCTGGCATTATAGTTTCTAATTCTTGAGCAACAAAGCCTATGTATTCAGTTCCATCTACTGCAAATTGATGCGGCGTTTGTATTGCAGGCTTATTGTCTTTGAATACTTCAGCATTACGACCATCAATAAAGCGCCAGTTGTCTTTGAGATTATAACGAATAGGACGCAACGCTAGTATCTCATCGAGGCCAGAAGTATAATCACCTATAACAGTTTTAATTCTTATATCAGAACTATCAGCCCACGAGCCGCCTCCAGGTTTCCATGCCGAACCTGGAACGGACATCGCGCCATTGTCGCCCCACAATATTCCATAGGCACCATTATAATTAGTAAAAGAAACTGTAGCGTTATTACATCCGACCGAACCCGCACCAATATATCCATACCAAGCAGCTACATTACCACCACCATCCATTCCAGCAAAGAACAAACCGCCAGCATTACCAGTCTGGATACACATACCCATGGCATAACCCATAGCAGTATCCCAGCAAGTAACTGATGGATTATTATTACTACCAATAGACATTAACCTTCCATTATTAGAACGACATCCACCTGATGAGTCTATCTGACCGCTACACCAATAATTGCCAAGGTTCCATAAACCACCAGCAGTATCTACGTGCATTAATTCTTGATTTGCTTGCACCCATTGCCAATTACCAGTAGAAGGATTGCGACCACTATAATAAGTATAATTGTCTGCAACATAAATAGTACCACTTGCTACCATCATACTGCCACCCGCTCTTACTTCACCAGATACATTTACCGCACCACCATTATGAGCGCCAGCAGCATTAACGTTGCCCGTTGAATTAATATAAGATCCTTGAACGGTTCCAACAGCCTCAACACTTCCCGATGAATAGAGATAGCTTCCAGCTATACTAAGTCCTGTCAAATCACCAGTTAACACACCACCAATCAATTGTAGATATCGTAAATCAGCATCGCCTTGCGAAATGAAACCTAAGTCGCCAGTCAACAATTCTTGTATCGCGGATATTTCTTCATTGGCTATTTGAAAGTTATCACGCACACTTTGCGTAGTAGGCAATCCATATATTGGCTTAGTCCAGTCTATTGCTGATACCATTATTCTACTCCTGGCGGCGCAGCTAGAGTTACAATGTTAAGTTTTATGCCAGCAGATTTGGGTATCATGTAATTAAATAGTTGCGACCTAGGATCACTGGGAGGAATATAATCATTGACTATAACATCAGCATTAGCATTACCAGTATCGTTGACTATAGTTCCAGTTACACTCAAAGTCATATTATAGGCTTGCATTATTTCTTCAGCAGTGCCATGTCCATTATTCAAAGCAATCTTTAGTTTGATGAGTGTTCTATATTCAGTATCCCCAAGCACAGAACTAAATGACCAAGGCTCTCCCTTGCGACGCATTCTAGCTACGCCAAATGCTCTACCAGCTATTTGAGTAACAAATCCAAAGAATGCTCCATATACAGAGTTAGAAATTGTTCTTGCTATACCTACAATATAACCACAGCCATCTAATTGCGCACCTTCAGATGTTTCGATCCATCTCTTAGTATACAAATCCCATAATGCTTTATCAAGTACATTGATGGGAGGATAGAATGATCTAACAAAGTCTTCAGTATTCTCCTTGTTGAAATGTTGAGCGAGGAAATGGTTCCATGCTATGTCAGCGTGGTTGTGAGGAAAATTAAGAGTATCACTCATGATAGAATAGATACCGATACATGAGTTTCAATAAATGTGGATAGTTCTCTTGGCGATATAGGTATATTTTGATCAGTATAATCTGTTGGTTGCGGAGCGGTATCAGGATCATACATCTTTGCTACTGTAATATCCATCTTACCTATTCCAGATACACCGGCATAGATCGGACCATAGAAGCGTTGAGTTATAACATCTTTTCCAATTCCAAAAGTATTACCTGTGTTAGTAACAATTGTTTGGATAAGTGAAATACCATTATCTGGAAATATTTCTTCATTGTAAAGTGAAACTGCTATGTTTACCCAGATATAAACTGGAGTGGCTCTATTGAAGTTAATGGCATGTTGAACATTTATACTATCTATTATATTGACAGTAACAGAGCCAAAGGTATCAATACCCGCCGCTTTCAATAACCATATTTGATTAGCTATATCTTCTGGATTACCACCATAAGCAATTACTTCAATACTATGGGGAGGTCTACCATCAGCATCAACCGTATCTTCTTGGTTCTCATATACTTGACAATTCATAATACCTTGAACATTTTGTAAAATGTTAGATCGTATAGCATCCAATGTAGTAGCGCCAAGTCTAAATACACCTCTGTCATATCGCAGTCTAAGTTCATCATCAGTTTCTAAATTGCGACCCATATGTCCTTCAACAACATTATTAACTCCTGTCCATCCAGTCATAGTTGTAACGATTGTTGTTAAACTATTAACTGATATATCATTTGGGCCGAAGGCTTCAGCTGTGAAATCTCCTGGCGTGCCTATTTGCAAAAGAGATATGTTAGTGGACATTTGAAGAGCAAAAGGGATGGACTCAATTCCATATATACGAATGTTATTGGCATCAGCTGAAACTACATACTTAGGACTAAGCATTTTGGCATATAATGCTTCTGCAATTGATGTAGTGGTATCTCCCGCAACAGCAATATAGAGATGCATAGAGGTATCAATTTCAATCCAATATTGATTACCTTCAATGGCATCCATTACTTGCATAGTAGCATCAATTGTTCTTTGTCTTGATATAGTTACATCCTTATCAAGCAAGAAATTGTCTTGTGTAGAGTTATTGCGTATAATACTTCCAGCAGGAATTACTGTCGTTTCAACTCCATAACAAGCGCACCAAGCAGTAGACCGTTCAGCAAATAGCCTTCTCACACCAGCGAAAGAAACAGAATTATCAAGGTTAACGCCAGTAGCAGAGTTGGGATACATAGCATGATAAACAGCCTCAGCCAATTCCCATAACGTTGCTTCTCGTTCAGCGAACGTATCAATGAATTGACCTGTGATTGAGTCTGTCCTGGTTTCAAATGTTACTCCAGTCTTTTGCTGTAGTGTATCTATGATTTGTTGTCTAATTTCTGGAAAGCGCATACGTGCAAATCCAGTAGACAATAGACCATAATTGCCAACATTAACTATATCAGACACGAGGGAACACCTCCAACTTTACGCTTTCTTTGATGGGCCCCAAATCAGTATCGCAGGCAAATTCCACAGAAAGAGTGCGCAACGCGCGGTCCCAACCAAGACCAAAGCTAGTGATGCGAAGCACGTTAGGAACAGAAGAAATATGATTCCTAAGTATAGTTTCAACACTTGACATGCGAGGGTTCTTAATGAGTATTTCTTCCAGGTATGGAACTCCGTAGCGATCATCTAAGAACCACTCCCCAAGAAACGATAATAGATTGATCTTGATTTGTTGGGCTACTTTATCTGCACTATCTATAAGCCATATCTCATACTTTTGAACTTGTGTTACATCTGGGACCGATACAGCATGCCACACTAAATCGTGATCTACTCTATTCAATGCTAGATCACTAGCCATTACCAATAGCCCCACCAACCAAATCTAGGTCCACCCAATAAGCTAAATAGCAATAGCAAAACTATAATGATCAATATAATCCCTATTGGATTATATGCAGTAACATATCCTGTTCGGTAACCATAACCTCCACCGAACAAGAATATGATAACAAGTATTATCAGTAGTAGAGTCATAGTTTACCTCACCTTAAACTAACTGATTCCACCAACCACCAAAACAAAAGTAATACTATGAGCATTATCAGTAGAAATGTCATAGCATCATCTCACATTGACATAGCACCATTGTCTAGTTGTTTAAGGAACGGTTGAGCGGCTTCCCAAAATGTTGCCCATACTGAAGACAAACTATCCATAGCATAAGCATAATCTGTGCCTCTTACTCCTGGCGCAGTTGGGTCCGCTTTGACTCCAAACAAACCTTGTGGGTCTTCAAATTGCGCGCCAGGAGTTCCCTCATAACCAGCATTAGCAGTAGCAATAGCTTCCTTAAGTCTAAGCATAGAAGTATTGTTACTAAGAATACTAGCAATCATTCGATTGGTCATACCACCGAATGGCGTCTGGTTAGAGATTTGTATAGTGCTCATTGGTTATACTCCTACGTCCCATTGCGAGTGAGCATTCTCTAATACTGCAACTCTAGCAGCAAGAGCATCGACATATTGTTTTGTTACAGCTTCCATTGGTAATACAGGATCAGCCCACAATATAACTGGAGCTAAATATGTCCATTGCCAATCAGCAGATGAAAATCGTAATGCATATGTTCCGCAATAAAGATAAAAGCCAGTAGCATCTACACCAAAATAGAACTCACCAGCAGGCCCCTGTATATCCACATAAGCATCATAATCATTTTGAACATAAATTGTTCCATTCCAAACTCTTAAACCAGCAGAATAAATATCTAGATTGCCAGTAAGGTCGCCACCAATTAATGGCAAATATTTACCAAGATTAGTATCAACATATTGTTTCGTTGCGGCCTGTAATGGCAATCCAGGATCACCAAGCAGAAGAACATTCCCTCGATCTAATGTTAAACCATTAGAGTCAATATGTGCATCTCTAACTCCATAACTATAAAAAGAAGTATTGCCACCATTGACTATATTTAAGGTGCCGCCAGTAATGCTAAATCCATATGAAGTATCAAACAATGCAATATGCTGTGTTACATCAGTCGGGCCAGATGCAACTCTAGCACCAAAATCAAGCCCACCATCAATATGTAAACGGCCAGGGACCGAAGCATAATTTGGACTTACACTAAAAGTAAGATAACCAGCAGCAACAAAGTTTATAGTGTTGTCTGTAACGTTGATGCCATAGCTATCACTATACATTGATAAATGATGGGATAAGTCAGTGGGCGAGGACATCACGCTATTGCCCATACTTAATCCATTACCAACCCAAACTTGTCCAGTATTACGAGTAATACCAAATATATATCCAATGCCAGAACCATTATCATCGTAACGACCAATTTGAAAATCACTACCGAAATTACCGCCACTCTCAGGAGCAGAATTAGCAGAAAACTCCCAACGCGCGGACCCAGCAGTATTAAACCAAATAGTGCGATTTTGTCCTACATCACCATTCAATACAAGAGGTGAAGCCAAAGTATTAGTGCCAATAGTTAATGCACCGTTTAATTGCCCACCAATTAGTTTTAATACTGGTGTCCAATCAGCATTGTCTCTACCATATGCCTGTCCATCTGTTGGAGCTTCATTAATTATACCTTGTGGGCCTTGAGGCCCAGTATCTCCTTGTGGGCCTTGTGGCCCTTGTGGTCCGGTATCACCTATTGGTCCTTGCGGTCCAACCGGACCCGGAACAGTAGAATCAGCGCCAGTTTCCCCTTGTATACCTTGTATGCCTTGTGGACCTTGCGGACCAGTATCACCTATTGGTCCTTGTGGGCCTTCCGGTCCAGTATTACCAGTTGGGCCTTGTTGTCCAGTATCACCTTTAGGTCCAACAGGTCCAGTATTACCCTGTGGTCCTTGCGGTCCTGGAACTGTACTATCTGCTCCTGGCGGGCCAGTCGGCCCTGGTGGACCTACTTCACCTTGCGGTCCCTCTGGGCCCTGCGGTCCAGGTGGTCCTGGCAATCCACTTCCAGCTATACTATCAACATAAGATTTTGGAGTTGCTTCCCATGGATTTATAGGATGCTGTGATAAGTTTAGATGCGAGTTAATTTGTATATTGCCTGGAGGCGCAGCGCGATCCCCCATCGGACCGCCCAAAGTAATCGCATTAGATGTAACAGTATAAGCTTGTTGTGCTGTCTGAGTTATATTGCCATCTTTGTCTACAAGTATATTGGCCTTCTCCGTTGCTACTACTACACTATTATCATTTGTTAGAGTAACAGTACATTTATCAAATTTTAAAACAACGTGGTCAGGATCGCCCACAATGCCAGAAGGCTGACAACCAGCGATGGCTACACTATCAGAAAGATCAAATTGCCGAGGATCATCCGGCATTGTTTCTCTGCCGTCCAACCATCCTTCTAATGATCGTTGTTGTACAGATAGCATAACTCCATCACCTGGCTTAAGTGGAAAAGTCATACTTGCTTTACCACCACCAGAAGCAGGGAATACAACTGGAACTTCTACAATTTGTGGTGAGTCTAATGGCTCTTCACTTGCTAGGCGCTTAGGCAAAACAGGCTTTACAACAGCACGATTTGTTGCTGCATTATAACTAATGATCTTGGCAGGCATACTCGTGTTTAGAGTATTGCCAAGTTGAACCTCTACTTGCTGCTCAATTAGTTCTGTTAAATCAAGCCGCAGCATAGAGCAATACTCCTTCATCTACCATATCAAACTCATCGCTGTTATCGCTTATTGTTCCTCTCTGGGTAGTTGCTTTAGAAGCAGTATCTTTAATTGGTTTCCTAGGATCAACAACTCTTAACTCTGATTGCCAATCGCCAGAAGCATCGCTATCTCCATTGTGTTTTATTTGTTCTATTCTATACACCCCATTTACAAACATTGCCTCTAACTTAATTCGGTCACCAGGACTAAGCATAGGCATAAGCAAAGACTTTACTTTCCAGCCATCATAATCAGGCTCTATAATAGGTTGACCAACAGTCTTGCCTGTTCCTTTAGCATGAGTATGAGCTTTGGCCAATCGCTCCCTTTCAGGAGAACCTATCATTCCGCTATCTTGAGCAATCAATACTCCTTGTCTAGTTGTTACCATTCCATGTTCTATTACTTGCAAGTTTCCATTCTGTATAGACCATTCCAATCCAGTTCCTTTAGTAACTTTGTCTAGCAAAGTTCTAGCAGGTCCATGAAATGATAGGCCATTATTCCATACTCTAGTGGGAGCGTCATTGGGTAATGTTAACGGCAACCCCATCTGTTTGGAGACATCATTGAGAACTTGAGTTGATTTAATACCTTTGCCGTAACCAACTGATACTGTCGTATCACGGATTTCTTGAGCACCATCTCCAAGTTCAAATTCCGTAATGATATCCGGTCCATCTTTCTTTGACCATGCATAACTTACATTACCTTGAAAGATCAATATTGCTCCGGCTTCATCTTTATATCCAGCATATAAAACAACTCTAGTATCTGGTTTTTCAAATTCTGCTCTTGTTTCTTTCTTCAAATTATATACTTTGATTGTGCTCTTATTAGGATTTTTCTTAGCAGTCTTTTCAATATCAAATTGAATACGCAATGAGTCTGTGATCTCTATACCTTGAGTCTCACCTTTCTTTCCAACTAACAAACGATATGTTCTATCATATAACAATTGGCGAAGTCTCCCCATACTCAGGCATTACATTAAGCGCAACTAGATCAGCATACTCTTGATAAACTAATTGATATTGTCCGCTGCTGAAACCATCTCTAGGCACAGGTCCACTTCTATAATATTCAGTCAACACTTGCAATTCTCCTGGCGGCATATCGGAGTATCTATATTGCCAAGTCAAAGGATAGTTAGCAGATACTGATATGCCATCTACTAGATGATCGAATGTAGAGTTGCGAATACTCATATGCCAATATTGTCCGCTATCATTCCAGTTCAGAATAATATAAAAGATCAATCCATCTAGTTCTACTTCTAGAGATTGACTATTCAAGTCTTGAACTGGAATAACAAACATATCAAATTCCACTTTGTGGTCCGATAACATTAACGCCAGTCTTAGCCTTCAAATTTTCAGCACCATTCAAAGCTAAGCTCCCGCCAGGAGTTGTAGTGTCAGTAGACTTACTCACTTTCTGATTTGTCTTTCCCATCTTACCTTTTGCACTAGACGCAGCATTTTGTTCTGGTGGTAGATCAGCAGTCTTGAGTGTTACCTTTATGATCTTACGTAGACCAGCATTTATAGTTAGCCATTGACCGCCAGTAGTAGCATTGTTTGATCTTTCTATAGTAAGATCAGTGAATGCCATATCTTCATATTGGCCAAGACCAGTTGTTATTGTTACTGTCTTCCTTTCCTTATGCATCTTCCTTAGTTGTTCTACTGCATCGATCAATTTAGAATAACAAAGCGGACCAAACTCCATTCCGAAACTAGTGGCTGATGATATAGCTCCGCTGATCTTAAGTTCTTCATTATGCGCGGTTATATGATCAGTAAAGTCTCCACCACCATCTTCAATAGGATACTTGGTTACATCACTAGGTAAAGTGACAGACTCAGTAACGAGCACGTCTAGTGCTAGATACGCGAGGTAACTTTGCTGTTGGGCTTGAAACACTCCAAACAGAGCCATTTATAAACTCACATATTGTAGTTTTATTGAGTATACACTGAGGACAATTAGTAGATGAATATGATATGCCATGTCTTATACAATATCTACTGAGTTGCGGCTTCTGTTCGTGGACTAGACCTGCCCAAGTCTCTTGCGATGCCACTGAACATCTCCCCAGCATAGTTTCCAATGGATGTCGCTATTCTACTGGCGAGCCCAGCATCGTCTTGGACTTGCACATTCACCGAGTTAGATTGATTGAACGTTATTTGTTTATTATCATTATTGGTAGTAGCTACAGGCTTTCCCATCGCTCCTGGCGAGATGGCAGTAACTGGTTTATCCCAATCAGAAAACTTAACTCTGCCTAAGCCACCTCCGCCAGGAGTTCCGAAGCGGCCAGTCTTAGGATCAATAGATGCTCCTAAACCTATTCTTGGATTTGGCGGGCCATATACTTCTGGCGGGCCATATTGTTCCTTGGGCTTATCTGGACCCCAAATATATTCACCCGCTCTGCCTAAGCCCGATTTCAAATATCTAGTATGTTTAAGTAACCAAGCATCGGCATCCGCAGCTAGTTTATCTTCTGCTGCTTTTATTGCAGGACGCTTTTCTGCCTCTCGTTGTGCATAGTCAAATGCAATTCCAAATCCTAATCCACCCTCAGCAGCACCCCCAAACTTAGTTGGAACTCTAGGGCCAGCACCACCTACTGATAATTCACCTTGTCCTGGTGTCTTAACAGGAACAACACCTTTAGTTTTGCCTAGGTCTTCAGCAGCTTTTCCTACACCTTCAATTTCTGTCTTAGCTCCACGAATAACATTAGTGAGTCCTCTAACAGCACTAATGATACCACTAAACTTTAACAGGTTCCAAGCAACAAATGCAGCGCCTACCAATCCTATTGTAACCAATAATTCTAATACAATTGCTTTCGTATTTGTTAATGCTATACCTAAATCATCTATTGCTTTCTTCCAATCACCTTTCATCAAATCATCAAAGACACGGAAGCCTGCAAATATATCTAGATTTGCAAAGTTAGATTTTAGATCCTTGAACGAACCAACCCAAGTTCCAATAAGACTTGGCTTACCTTGTATCCAATATACTAAATCTTGAATAGCAATAGCTACTGCCGCTACAGCCGCAGCCATAGCAACCCATGGAGCTACAGCAGCCCAATTGGCAGCAGTAAACTTCCACATCCAAGCGACCATATCTATAAGATAGGCTAGCATTCTCGGCCCAAGAACTAGAGCCATAGCAATACCTAATACTTCAATAGCATTCTTTAATCCGCCAATAGCATTAAAGAAAGCCTTAAACATATTGACTATAACATCTGTCAATCGTTTAAGAACAGTTCCAAGTATAATAGATAATCTTGTTACCTTAAGAAATTCAGCAGCAGCTAATACCATTTGGTTACGAGTATAAATCCATGCTCGACCAATAGTCCACGGTATCTTGCCAAATTTTTCTTGAAGCTCTGGGGTCATAGTCCCCATAGCTTTTACAAATTCATCGAAAGTAATCTTGCCTGTTTTAGCTAATGCTCTCAATCCTTCTTCATTTGTATGAAAGTAACTCTCCAGTAATCTCATTGATGAGATAGATGTATTCTGTAACATACCAATCATACGTGGACTGGCTTTACCGATTACATCAATACGATTTATAATAGCAAATAGACGGTCAGTTTGTTCTTGTGATGCCCTGTCTACCTTCAATGCTTTATAGATATTCTCAGTAGCATCTAACAATTCTTCCTGAGATACTTTTGCATCTTTAGAAGATTGCAGTAAATCTCTGAATGTATCTGCTACTCCTGTATATGCTATTCCTATATTTTGAGCTATATCAAATGTGCGATCCATCGCAGCATTGACATCATCTAATGGCCGAGCAACATTTTCTATTTGTGCTCTAATCTTTTTGATTTCATTTCCGCTCTCTAGGAGCCCATCAATAAATTCGCCAATCTTTTCTACTGAGAATACAATACCAATAGCGCCAGCAGCTTCAAGAGCAATATCCTTTATTCTACCAATACCACGTTCATATTCTTGGACACCTTTCGGATCAAATTCAGTTCCAAGTATAGTAATGAGTTCACGAACAACAGCCAACTGCTTATGCTCCTGGCGGTGGTTGAGCAGCGCGTTGTTCTAACGCTGCCCGCATATCCAATAGAGCATTCAATTTCATTAAGTCTATCACATCGACATCCCCAGATTTCACTTCAGCTAATGTTACTATTCCATCCATTATAGGTCTCCAGATTAATAGTTCTTCAGCGAAATCATCTCGCAGAATGCCTAATGGACTACCATATTCTCTCGGGCCTGTCCAATAAGGGTTCTGCCTCGCGTAAAAAGGTCAGTATAGTTATACTTCAAAACCTCCACCACTAGAGCTACAACATCTGAAACATCACCAATAGCTCTATTCAACATACCTTCATCAAACTTCTCTGGCTCCTCACCTTCAATTGCTACTGTAACATAGTCTGGATGCAATACTTTCTTTACAAGATCAACTAAACTATCACCTTCCAAATTGCGTGATAGCTTATCTACTGCTTGGCCAAAATGATCCTCTCCATTACTTTGTTCGCCTCTAGTTTCTATCATTTGAACAAATGGGGCCAGAAATCGTTTCTGGATATCTCCCAATATTCTCAATGATAGAAAGGCATCATATCTTCGTATGTAAAACTTATTGCCATTGTCCAATATGAACTCGTGGCGAGACGGAGCCATAATATCCCCTTATGAATTCAGAACATTACCGCCAATGTTATAGGTTCCTGGTGCGCCGGTATGAATAGCCCACGCCCTAGTTGTAATCTCTTTACCAAACTCGGCATCGGCAGGCTTAACAATCCAAGCCTCGGAAGCAGCGAACAATGTGGTGCCACAAAGATCTTGAACTAGTATCGGGCCAACTCTGCCACCGCAAGTAAGAACATCAACACTAAACATAGTAGAAAGAAAGTCGTTTGCTGGCGAGGTCTGTTGAAGAGTAACCGTGACAGTGCAGCGACGATCAGTATTAACAGCCCTAGCAATTTCACCATCAGCGCCCACTTGAGTGGTGATGCCATCATTCTGCATCACAATACCTACGAAGGTGCCGTCAGCAAAGCCAGAGAGTTGGAAACCATTGAAGATCACTACAACTTTAGCAGAGTTGTATGAACGCATCGCCATCTATGTTACTCCTTATACACGAACATTAGTGCGAGAGGCCATAAGAGCACGTCTATTCTGTTCAGCTACCATCGCCACATTTACTGCACTAGTGGGGGTAGCTACAGGCAAGGCTTCGTAAGTCAATACACCTTGTATCTCTACTACATGAATGGCTCCTGCCAGTCGTGCTGTAAAGTATACATCGCGCAGAATACGATTAGCTTTATCATTGACAGAAACGGACTGGGAGAGCGGAACATCAATGGTATAGCTAGGAACCAGATCACCATCTACATTAACCTCTGGCGGAGCAATACCACCTCGCGTTACACCAAAGTCAAGAGCTTGTTGTAGTCTGGTTCTAATAATGGCAATGCCCGGATCAGTATATGGAATACGATTATCCACAAGCTGCAGGAAGATACGTGTCTTAATTTCTTCACACAACCAATCACGGAACCTGATAACATCAATCCATTCTCCACCAGCAACTTTACCATTTTGAGTAATGGCAATATTGCGGAACGGCTCAAATGTATTACCATTCTTAGCATAGAGGTTATTGAAAACAGTTTCAGAAATATAATTATAGGCTACATTGCTCAAACGCTGATTAGCCCAAGTCTCCTGGCCAGGATATTTTGTGAAGCTCTTGGACGCGATAGCTACATCAGGAAAGTTCGCAACATTAGGATCGAACCACCAAGCAGTTCTAAAGAGTTGCTGTTGCTGAAGTTGATGAGCAACGGATGTAGTATCTGAAGCTGCTGCGGATGAATTATCAGGATCGCTCAAACAAGTAATGAAAAGCTTCTCGTGCCCTTCAATCCATTTACCAATATCAAGTGCCCTATTCTCATCGTGCTTAGTATCACACAATGCCCACCAATCACTATTCTCTTCATTGATGGCCATAAGATCATCATCAATATTCGGCGATCCTGCATCGAAACCAATATAGAGTTGCGGAGGATGCGGTATCTGACTAAAAAATACCAATGCTGCCTGATAGATAGCATCAGTTGCTGCGCAACCATATGTATCCAAAAGCTCATCAGGATCAGTAATAATATACACAACAGCCGTATCACCAGCAGGTTGTGTAAAGGTTCCATACAAGAGCAAATCACTAAACGTTGCTTGAGTGATACCAGCAGTTCGCAACTGGATAGATACTTGGACGATACGATCAATATTAGCCATTTGTTACTCCTTGGTTATCAGTGAAGCCTTGCTTCTAGTTCGGCAATCTTGGTTAGTAGTGGTAACACTGCATTATCTACATATTGTTTTGTTGCAATTCCAAGAGGATCAATGGGATCAGCAAGTATAGTAATCAATCCCGTTGCTCTAGTAATTGTAAATAGAATATCAATTAACGAGCCATCATCGGCATAACGACTAATATTCATATCTGATCCGGCATTTGCACCGGTCTCAGCGCCAGCACCGATCCAATTTATATTCCAACGAGCCAGACCATTTATAGATGCATAAAAATAAGCACCTTGTCCAGCGACACAATCTAACACTACTCCTGGCCAGGCTCCTGTGCTCGACAGATATAGAGTAGGATCAGTATCAGAATTTATAGTTAGAGGACCAGTAAGTATGCCACCAGTTAAAGGCAGTCCAGCATTGTTATCTACATATTGTTTAGTCGCTATCTCCATAGGTCCAACAGGATCGTGAGTTACAGCTATAGGACCAGAAACCATAATTAAAAAGCCAGCCGCTCCCATCACCATTAATACTGCTGGATTAGTTGCAGGATCATATCCTGGATAAAGATTAAATGTATTCATAGTATCAGGGCCAACACTAAGACCGCCCTGACTATTTATTTGTAATGTGCCATTTACAATTCCGCCAGTTAGTTGCAAGTAACGTAGGTCAGCATCGTCTTGAGTTAGTCCATCATTGGGAGGTGGTATGAGTGCCATTGCATCTTGAAGCGCGCTAATCTCATTGAATATAATTTCAAAATTACTGCGCACATCAGCAGTAAGCGCCATGCCTTGTTCGGGCTTACTGAAGTCTACTAGACTGGTCATTCCTTATAGTCCCAAACTGTTTCGCCATTATCCCAACCAGTAGTATATTCATCCCAATCAGTAATATGTCCACTATCAATTAGTTCATCGCAAGTAAGTTCGGTCAAAGAACCAGTATATACGCCGTGAATTTCAGTAGCTTCAATCCAGCTAACCCATTCCTCTAGCTCTTCAGTATAATAGAAATCAAATTGATATATTGCTCTTTCTTCATATTGTGAATTGTTAAGCATAGCGGGCATACGCGAAAAGAACAAGCGACTACCTACAGATACATTTAGTTCCATTTCTTTGTCTAATATCTTCTCAGTAGAGAACATCATAGCTACATAATTAGCTACCTTCATAGAGTCAGGGCCACAATAGAATTGCATATCTACAGTAGCTTTTCTCCAAGATGCTAGTGTTCTATTACCCTCAACATCGACATCGCTATACCATTCGTGATCAGGAATATCATTATTTGTATAGTCTAGAACAATGTATGGCTTATCCATTCTAGTTGCATTTTGATACGACCAGATAACCTCGACACCTTTCTTGCCTACAGTATTAACTGTATAGTCTGTTAGTTGCCAAAGATTAGGGATCAATTAATCATCTCCAATTTCGATCCCTCGATCAATTCGCAAGCATAATAACGCCAATGAGATACTTGGGTCTTTCTAGTTTGACTTAACATAGTAAAGTCAGCTTCACCAAACAATAAATATTCGGAACCATCATAGTAGAAGATGTCTCCTGGATACTCCTGGCGCGTGTTGGCAATTCGTTGATTTACACAATTCAATCTAGTATCAGTATATATCTTTATGTATCTTGCCGCGCGCTTACCCCAAGGCATAACTTCTATTTTCATCATATCGCCAGTAGATGGCATTTGAACAGTAGCCATTACTTGCTCAGGAAGTCCAATATTATCTGATGGAAAGTATCTACCTTCCTCCCAATAGCCCAGGCTACGTCTCAATACTTTGAATGACTTACGGAATGATGTTGTCATTCTACTTCATACCTTACTGATCCTACCATCCTTCCAGTATCAATAAGAGGTGAGCTTGATCCCTTTGCTTTTATAGTTTCAGGATTATTAGGCACAGCCCATTCTTTAGCATCTCGTATTGTTTGTTGAACCTTAGCTTGATACCAAGCGCCAAGTCTAGCCAACATAGTGTCTACATTATACTTCCTGTCTATAACATTTCCAACCATCGCTTCAGCAACCTTAACCGTTGCATCTCTATATCTATCAGCAGTGGTAGCCATGAAAGGGCGACTAGGAATATTGCGAGTGCCAAACTCATTATAGATAGCGTAATCCACAACTGAGGTGCCCTCGACACTTTCGTTTCCCATTATACCAATTTTGACCTTGCGTCCTTTGAGTTGTTTAATATTCAATTCTATTTCTTTCCATCCCATATCTTTATCCTTAAATGCTACCATATCGGATACCAAACATTAAATGCAAGTGGATTTATATAATCAGTTAGTGCTCGCGCAGACCTACAAGGATCGCCAAAGCGAGTCATAATGGAACCTTTAGCACAACGCATATATAGTCTATTCCAAGTATCCCAGGCGTCGGATGGCGGTCTTTGTGACATTCCTGATTGTGTATTGGTAGTAGAAGCAGCATACGTTACTTGTATGTCACCTTCCTTCTCAGATTGTATAGGCCCTATAGTCGGAACATTAGTTACGCCAGAACTAGTCTCGCCACGTAATGAGACTAAGTATGCAGTAAATGCTGCTTGTGCTAAGTCTTGTTGGCCAGGAGGAAGACACCACGGTCGTGTTTCTTCAGCCAATGTCGCCAACTGTAGAAGTATAGCTGGATCGACATATTGCTCATTAGTTTCGTCAAAGAATTGGGGATAGAACAGTTGGAGTAAAGCCTCCACACTTGTCCAGTGTGGAGGTTCTACAGGCAGCGTCTTTACTTCAGACACTAGTGGGATTACTCCTGGCGCCGATACCGAAGCATACCAAGACCAAGCATACCCATACCAAGCAGAGCGATACTGGCAGGCTCAGGAACAGCGGCTACTGACGACGATACATTACCAGCAACAGTTGCAGTAAAACTATTGATAGTCGATCCAGCGATATTAATTGCCGGCGAAACATTAGTCAAACCAAATGAAGCCGCATCTGGATTAACTAGTTCTGCTGCCGGAATTTCGTCTGACGTCAAGTTAAGCGTATCAGGAGGTGCGCCGATAGCAAGAGTGAGAGCGCCACCAACACCAAGAGCGGCATCAGTAAACACTCCAGACAGAAGGTTTAGTCCTGTCATTCCAGCGCCAGTAAAGACTGAGAACGTTCCATTATAGTGCTGGACCGCACCAGTGCCTACTGCTACTGCACTATCAACGCTAGTAGCATTCAAGTCAAGAAAGGCAGCGCCAAGAGTGCCACCGAGGTTCTGAGCAACATTTACTGCTACATCAGTTCCAGAGATAGTAGTGGCCGTATCACCAGCATTTGCCGTAGCAGTAATAGTGTTACTGCCACTGGTTTGAGCAAACTGAATGATAGGAACAGCATAGGCAAAGCTAGGAAAGGCCAGTGCGCCGACAACGATAGCAACTAGTTTAGTCATATTCCCCTCCAAAGTTAACTATAGGGTAGTCCCGTGGGCCTATCTCTAGACCCACGGTATAGTATTGTATTATCGTTTCGGCTCAGGAGTAGGCGCGGGCCCACCGCCTACATGCGGAGGATTAGGCTGCGGAATAGGCTGGCCACTAACATGCCCAGGAGGAAGTGGCTGACCACTAATATGGCCAGGAGGACCACCAGGCAATGGCAAACCTACACTAAGGCTTGGATCCACTACAGTATATCCAATTACCTTAAGTCCACCATCAGAACTTGTTGCAACGATAGCAACTAGATATTTCGGACTTGGCAACACTGGTCCACCACCAATTTGCGGTGGCAAACCTTGCTCTGGACGATCAGGCGGAGTTGGCCGACCAGGTTGCGGAGGAGCAGGACCACCACCTACACTTGGAGGCGGAACTTGTCCACCAGGCGGAACGTGAGGAGGTTGAATCGGACCAACATTTATAACCGGAGGCCAAATGCTGCCAGGAGGCATTGGATAATCCGGTGGAAGAACAACTGGCGGCCAAATCTCTACTGGAGGCGGCCAAATGCCGGGAGGTGGCGGCAAACTATTATCTATATTTCCACCGCCACTACCAATACCAGGCAAACTATTATCAGGTCCACCACCACCAGTAACAATCAAAGCAGGAGTAGAAGTAGCCATTACACATTGTCCCTTTCAGTTGCAACTATTACTAGAACAGGCACGTTACGCTCAGTCATCTGATGCATCAGAGACTGAACCCCAGGATGATTTAGTCGCTCATCCTGTAGTTCTGTTGGCATGCCAGGAGCGACCAATACATCAATTATAGTTATTGCTCGCTCACTGTTGTTTACTACAACCGCCATATTAGGTTGTGTAGCCTTTCAGTAATGACAGAGGATAATAGATTTGAACACCAGCGCTCCTGGCCAGGCAATCCGTAACAATCTCTAGATTGCGCGCATCAGGAGGTAGCTGCGAGAACGGCATCACATATTCGTGCGCGAGGTTTCCAATATCACGCTCATACAATAGCGCAACATCCTTACCTGCATTTGCGCCTTGCCCAGCATTAGTGCATTCCCAAATATGCTCTACAGTAATGCCTGGGAAGTTAGCAACGAACAGGCTTAGAGCAGCAATGGGAAGTCCACCAGGTCCAGTAACAAATTTAGAGGTGGCAGCTATATAAGCTTTAGTTGCCAGTTCCAAAAAGTTAGCGATATGGATACCTAGGTTCTGCTGAGTATAAGCAGAGGCAAGGCCGACCAAATTCTCATAGATTTGATCGCCAGTTAGAGCAGTCCAATCGCCAGGATGCGGGAAGACATACTCTGGAACGTTTGGATGAGTAAACAATCCAAACAAGTTAAAGTCAGGGTCTCCCTTCAATTTAATACTGGCAATCTTAAGATCCATTGCTCGCCTAGCAGCATCGGCTTTGCGAGTATCAAGACCAACTCCAGTGGCTCTACTGGCGCGCAATTCGTTTACATTGTAACCGTAGCTATCGCCAAGTGTCTTTACTTGAACACTCAGAGCCGCTCCAGCAATGTCTGCGCGCGGGAGATCATCTGCATAGTTGGCAATTACTTTAGCCATACCAACCATGTCAAACATACGAATGGTAATAGTCTCGGCCCATTCTGGAGTAGATGTATCGTCAGGAACAAGACGATCAGCGTTCATTCCTGGACGCAAACGATCATATGTCTGCGACTTAATATAATCAAGTTGTTGCGCAAGCCATAGTCCTGAGACTTGCGTAGCAATTTGATCTTCACGGAAGTTTCGTTCAACAAAGTCCATGACGCCAGGCAGATCAGCCTCGTCATAGTGTACATGATCTTTTGGAAGCATTAGTCTATTCCTTTAGTTGAGGGTTGATGGGATTACGGACCTGCTACAGCAAATGGATAGTGTAGCTCAACCTCAACAATATTAATTGTTGTTCCTGTGAGCATATCGTAGAAGCCATTCACCATTCCTCTGAACGATGAATTAGGAACAGCAGTTCCAGAAGCACTTAGTTTGCCGTTTGCCGGATTGAAACTGGCAGGAGCACCATAAGTAATTCCAGTGCCAGCACCATCAACTGCACACCATACACGACCGCGAGTCATTACTGATACGGCCATTCCTTGAGAGTAATGACCGTATGTAGCGATGATGTGATCATGTAGAGCGATGCCAGCAACATCTCCAGTGCCACCACTCTCTACTAGAAGCGATCCAGTAGGACCAACAGTTTTAGTCACTACGGTTCCGAAATCAGACTCAGTTCCACAAGGCCAACTCTCGACATTATCATCCATAGCTGTACTTTTCATTCCAGGAAAACCAACTGAAAAGAAAGTAGCAGAGTCATATGGCTGATAAGCCTGCTGCTCAGGGCCAGCCCGATCGTCACGACGTTCTTGAGCGCGATCACTCATTTGCTTACTCCTTGACCAAAACTATAATCTAGTTATGCGGCTTTACCACCGCCATCTTCAGTCTTTTCTCCACGCAAACGAGCAAGGTATCTCGCTCTAGCCGCGCCAGCACCTCCCATTTCTGTTACATTATTATCGCCAGAAGGTGCAGCTTTGTCAAACCTAGAAAGTTGATTGACTACTTTCTTTTGCTTATCTTTATTGGCTTCCATAGTCAGATCGAAAGCAGAATCAATATAGTCCTCTGACTTACCATCCAACTTTAGTTCTGGACGAAGCTTGCCCAAAACATTAGTCTTGATTACTTGATCAGTATCATCGTCATCAAACTTTACTTTATGCTGACGAGCTACATCTTCAAGGTCAAGCCTAACTTTGACGACAGCGCGACCAGCCTCGCGCGCAGCCTTAAGTTCTTTATCAAAGTTTGCAGTAGTGCTTTTGAGCGTATCACGCTCAGCCTCTACAGTATCAAATCGTTTCTGTAGAGCAGCCAATGCTTCCCGCTCTTTATTCAAAGCATTACTGATCTCAGGCGAGGCTTGATAGTCGATGCCATCGAGCCTAATTGTAACGAGCTTAGTGGTAGGTTCCATAGGTGTCTCCATTTGAAAAGTGCCAATAATGGCATCGTTAGAGTCAAGCCTCAGTCTAGCATTACCGGCACGTCCTTTCTTTACAGCCGCGAGGTGATTGTATATTATATTCTTTTGTACACAATCATATCGTTGACCGTTATATTCTCCTGGCGTCTCATCGATGTCACATTCATAACCAAGAGACAATTCACGCTTGTCGCCTAGACGTGACGGGTTATGGATGATAACATCTGCCAAAACATTGGCTTCATCTTTAATGCCATTACTGGTAACTGTTCCGATAATGCCATCAACATTCTTACTGTCAACCAAACCACGATGGCTATCAGTAACAGGTATCCCATTAGCCGTAGCAAGACTTGTATCCGAGAATACTTCACTATCAGGCCTGTATTCTTTTCTGATCTTTCCGTCTGCGGTTCTATATTCAAAGATGCCTGATCTAGTAATGACTGGCCTATCACGTATCCAACCTTCCTTGGATACTTCAGCCTTTACTGCAATAACATCATATCGTGTTACCATTACTTCAACACCTCAGAACACATTATAGCAAACTTAGCATTAGTCGCTGATTTCTCAAAAGAACCTTTCCTAATATGCTCTTGCTCATAGAAACGAAATTGATCATAACACTGCACTAACACTGCGCGCATCTTACCAATTAATTCATCTTTGCTTTCTTCAGTTTGAAGAGTCATTACGCATCCACCATTTCTTCTTCATCGAGTAATGAAGCTTCTACTGACATAGCCTCAGGCAATACTGGTTCGGCCCAGCAACGACATTGATAGTCTTCACCAGGTTCATTAAAGTCAGTATCTCCTGGCGGATTACCCCATTGGAATGTTTGTCCATCTACCTCTGCGTGTGCTTCTCTTACTCGTTCATCTCCAACAGTTCGCCATACATAACTATCAACACCAATATCTTGTTGTCTTTCACTAGTAAGTTTGCCATTCAGTTTCGCTACTTGGTCTCTGGCGATAAGATCGCAACGACTATCAGTAACGTCCAAACGATCATCAAATATATTGTAGATGTCATCTGACAAATCTTCTTGTGTTTGTCCACTCATTAGAGCTTCAGTAGTCATGTCCGCTATTTGCTTCATAGTCTTAATCGGTATGTCTTTTATAAGAGCAGCATTATTGAAAGCCCAGTGTTCCATTAGATCAGCATAGGCAGCAGGGTCTTCAGCAGTAGGATTAACACCATATTGCGAGCGTATCAGTTTCTTCCATTCTGCTTTATTGTATGAATTCACCTTTATAGGTATTGATGATGATCTTTTGATAGTTGCGTTAGTCGGCCCAACCATATCTTTCGCTATATTATCCATAGCTTTATAGAGGTCATCTTGCCAAGCATCTTGTCTAATATGCCCACCAGCAGGGTGAGACGTATCAGTAACTTCAGCGGTAGCAGTTTCAACAACAGGGTGAAGATAATGCTTTACTGCCTTTCGCATCTGAGCATTTAGCCAACGCAAATTGCGCCGATACTCATATTCAATACTATGAGGATACTTCATCGGAACAATTTTCTTACGTCGTTTCATCTATACAACTTTGCTCTTACTGCACAGTCCTTAGCTTCAAGCAACTTACGAATAGCAGTAGTTCGTTCTGGATTACGCGGCAATGTATCTACTATACGATTTGCCAACTCAGCGAATGGTGCGGAAACCAATTGCAAATCTTCTCTGAGGTGACCAATATCAAAGAATTGCAATAGTGGTTCTTGTTCGAAAGTTGCCATTATCTTACCGGAACCTGTGGATTTACTCCTGGCGCGGGATTGCCACCAGCATTATCAATAGGCACATCCATCTGCGTTACATCTACATTGGCGCTATAGTTTAGCTCCTCAGGGAATGTAGGCAGATCAGTGCTAAATTCATAGTCGCCATAGTATTCGTCTACAACAATCTCTCGCACTTCCTCTGGAGTCATAATTTGATTACTAACAAGAGTCATCAATGTTGTTACTTCCATATTCTCTGCTTGCGCTTCTACCAATTCTTTGTCGGCATTCTCCTTATCAGTAGGCACCCATAGAGAATTGAATTTGATTTCCCAATCATCTGGGATATCATTCTTTAGTCCATTCTGTAGCCATAGTATAGAGGTGAGCTTTTCTAATGCTGGTCTAGCTATTACCTCTTGTATATGAGCTACCATTACGTAATGGGACTCAAGATCACCAGCATTAGTCTGGTTTAATCCTTTTGTTGATTGACCAAATAACATGTTTACTTGGAAGCCAGAAGATGCCGCTAGTGCTGTCTTAAACTCTTCAATAACGGGCTGAGTTCCATCGATGCCTGGACTCAAAACATTATATACATCATCTTTGTCTACTACAACAGAGTTAAGATTGCTTCTAACCTGATCGACCATATTGATACGTCTAACAACCATAGCATCATCGCCATTGGCCATCATCTCGCCAAGACCAGACATGTTATATACTGCTTGTTGCTTACGCTCAAGTAACCTTTCTGACCAATCTAGTCCACGCTCATAGCGTCCAATATCCTTAGCACAAGCCTCCAATACTGATCTACCAGCCCAATGTATACGATTAAAATATACCATATTTGGAGGCAAAGGCTCGCCAGGAACTGGTATTAATCTAGTTTCATGTATCTCAAAAGACTGTCCTTCTGGCGGAGTAATGTTGTAATACTCCATCTTTCCGAATGTATCTGGATCGCTATCATCAGTATAGTATTTGCCAGTTCCTTGTATACTCATTATGTCATATACTTTGATTTCATTGATCATATCTAGATTGTCTAGATTGAGTGGATCGCTAAAGTCACCTCCATCTTGGGCTATAAGTATAAGTGCTGCGCCTCCATATAAACGCGACCATCTAATAGCATCAGCCATTCTAGTCAATACTGCAAGTCTATCATATTCAGCAATCATTAATTCATCTTCATCATTCTCTATATGAACACCTCTTTGAAACGAGTCATCAGCGGGCTTGTCTACTATCTTTTGTGCTAGTCCACTAGTGATATACAAATTAGTTAGTTCATAAGCATTAAACCTTTGTGTCCAGTAACGAGTCAGACCACGACCCATCCAATTACTACTTGTTTGGAAGGTAGTGGATGTGCGATCTAGACCTGGAACGCCTAGTCCAGATAGTAAGTTAGCATAACCATCTTGGCGTCTAATCTGGTTCATCTAGTCGCGCCCATTATCACAAAGATTAATACCACTGTGCATAATCCTTGAAAGAATATAACCACACTAGTATTCATTAGTAAAATCCACCAGCAACACGATGTATATTATTCCAGAATGCTAATGAAGCTTCATTCAAAGACAAACTTTCAGGTATAACAACCTCGCCTGTCTCTGTGTTAATTCTAATACCACAAGGCATAAAGGTAAGCCAATTCATCTTTGTCATTTCTATTCTAGAAACAACAGTAATGTTATTAGGATCAATAATAAAAGTATCTGTCATGACGATAGGGCCAAATAACGTTCATAAGCAGAAGCACCAGATACGCACTCAAGAAAGGCACCACTACTAGCATCGACATAATCATCATGATCACCTTCAGGAAACGCAGCCATTTCCTTCAAGTAATCCCGGACCCACGGACCATCTACTATGTCAACATTTCCGGCTTGCC